TTGTTTAATGATGCATTTGAAGTAAATTCTAAAACACCTGATTTATTAGTAATTGATTTTGTTGTTTCTATATTATTCGAATTGTTTGCTTTTAATTCAATGATTGAATTATTATCGTTTTTTATTATAAGTTTTGCATTATTGGAAGAGGAAGAACCAATAGTGATATTTCCACTAATATCTAAACTCCCAGTTGCATCATTTGTTTTAATTTGAACACTACCATCTGTTATAGTGAAATCATTTGTTATTTCAAAATTATTTATAATGGAAGTCATATATGTTTTTGTTATATTTTTTTAATTATAATTTAATTTTTTTTAAATTATAATTTAAAAAAAATTAAATTATTTTTTTTTTTATTATTTTTAATGTTTTTTTTTTTTCAAAAAAAAAACATTAAAAAATAATTAAGAGAATGGTCCAATTGGTCGTTGTCTGTTTTCGATAACCATTGGTTTTGGCATGTTGTATCCCGGTTTTTCGAAGAATTTCAAATTGTCCAATCTGTTTAATTTTTGAGTTGGTTTTTGAAACGTTTTTACTAAATTACTAGTTCCTATTCCAAAGAGATAACTTTCTAAATCAGCAGTATTATTGGATAATACCCCATGTGTGTATGCACCAGCCATATTGCCAACATTAATACCTAAATCGGGAAAAACTGATTTTTTGGGTATTTTTTTATCTTTACATACTAAATATTCACTATTTTGATTATTAGCTGATGTTTCTCTACAATATATCCCTGGTAAATTTTTTAAAGAGGTTGAAGCCATTATTATATTATATTTATAAAATAAATTCCTTTTTACATATTTAAATATTTTCCAAAAGTAATTTTAAATTATCGTTTGAAATTTCTGCATAAATATTAAAATCTTGTAAGCATTTATGGAATAAAAAGAACAAATCATATCTAAATAAATATAAGAAAAGCACGTCACTTTTTAATTTGAAAGGTAAATTAATACTTTCTTCTATTTTATTTAAAATTTTAACTATTTGTATATGGTTTTCTAATTCTTTATATATATCGTTTACTTTATCTGATAATTTTTTGAAAAAGTCGTCTTCAACATTGAAATCCATATTGAATACGGCGATAATGTCTTTTCTATAGATGGTGTCCGATGTATCTTTATTTGCAAAATTCTCTCTGTAATTTAATTTATAATCGAAATTGTATTTCATCATTTTATAATATTAATTATTTGTTTTTATTATAAAATAAGTTTGAAATGAATTTACTTGTATTTTCGATTGAAGTAATCATTGTCTCTTGTGATTTCTCTGGATGGGATTCCTCCGCGTACCCAACCTTTGCTAGCAGAATCTTCAATCAAATTGTCAGGATTCTGGATAGATTCGCGTAAAGAAGGTACTAAATCGATATCAGTTGTTCTAAACGATTTCTCGGTTATGTTTTTGCAACTTTTTTTATCACCAACATAAATTCCTTGTTGTAATCTGGATTCTTTGACTGGTTGTGGTCTTCCTTTAGCCAAGTACGGTACCGTTTTGAATGGTCTTTCGTGTAGGCTGATGCGACATTTTGGGTTTGTTTGTATGGAACCAATGCGTAAATTAGAGTCGCTATCAATTGTACACCCACCTGCGCCACCATAACCACCTTTAAAAAAAACATTTGGTTGCTTTGTGGCAAAGCTAATTGGTTGTTTCATACCACAATATTTTTCAAAAAAGTTTTGCGTTGAATAAGTACCAAAACTATTATTTTGCATATCTCTTTCAGACAAACCACATACGTCGTCCCCTATTCTTGTTAAATTATCAAAGGTGAAATTATATAAACTTGCCATTTGTATATATGTATAATAATATTTTTTATTAAAGTTTCGTAAAAAATTTAATAAAAATAAAATAAATAAAAATAAATAAAATCCACTTTATGTTTTAAATAATGTTTTGAAGTTTTTGCAAAAAACTAAAAAACATTATTTAAAACATGGCGTTACCTAAACGTCTCATGTTCTTGCTACACTGCACATCGTCACCATCTTTGCATGATGCCATATTGCCGTAACAAAAATCAGCAAATTTTCTCTGGTCATTTGGTATTTTTGTATTGGGCATTGTATGGAAATTTCTCATTGTGTGTTCGAAAGTTAAATTATCTCCTAAATCTCTATATAACTTTTGATGGTCGGTTAATGTATTTAATAATTCGGGTTCTTGTGCGGAACTATTAATATTTCTTGCGATTGATTCATTATATGATGGGGCTGCTGGTTTTCTTTTATTATTATATTTATAATCATCCATCATAACATTCATTAAAGGGTTTTTTTTAGTAGGAAATGTATAATTATCCTTCATGATATTTTTAAAATCGGAACCTTTTAATTTTTCAGAACCATCGAATCCTTCTTTTTTTGATTGTACATGGTACAGAATTATGAAAACTAAAATAACAATTATAGATGAAACAATAATATTGAACGATTTTGTAAAAAAATATCCTAAAATAGTTAAACCGAGTATTAATCTCGTTATTGCGTTGTATTTTCTTTCTATCGATAAATATTGATATGGCCATAATTCCATAAGTCTTTCTGTATTAAAAAGCTGTGGTATATCATAAATCCAAAAATTTTCAGTCATATATATAATATTTACTATAAAATAAATATTATTTTTTCAATTGGTAATTAATCTTCGAGTTGTTCGAAAGTAGGACCTGTGCCTAGAACATTACCTATACCCCATTCGGTTACTTGACTACCACTATACATCATTGTTAGCTGTTCGAATTCTTCAACAGACATAATCCCACCCAAGACACATACATTCCCAAGTTTAAGTATAAACTGACCATGTAAAGCAGGTATCCATCGTGGAGATTTCATAATTAAAACAATAGTACCTGTAAGTTTTGCGATACTGGTTGGGTCTCCAGCCAATGAAGTAAGTATTGTACTCCATACGCTACGCCAAGTATTACAAACCAGATTACCTGCTCCCATATAACTATATGTCATTTCAGCAAGAGAATTACAATTTCCTTTAATTAATGCTGTAAATCCAATGACAATTGTATCTTGGGCTGCCGAACCATTTATCAAAATAATAATAGCTGTAACACCCATGGTTATATTGACGAATTTACTAAAAAATCCAGCTGTAAACCATGCACCACCACTTTGTCCTCCACCAGACTTTCCACCTCTTATGAATCTTTTACAGTCAGATATAAATTTCTTTTTAACTTTTTCATCTTTGAAATCTTTTCTTAATTGGTTAAAAAAACCTACAACGCTCATTCTTTTTCCAGACATTTTATGGGGATTTTTCTTGTCCCAATTACCATAATAACACATTGGTTTATCTACCATTGGTTTATTACCCATATTGGTCATGAATTTTTGAATGTTTTGATTTATTGTTTTATTAACACCTGCTTTTTTTACTTCTATTACTGTTTTCTTTATTTCAGCAACTTTTTTTTTATATTTTTGACTACCAACTTTTGCTATTTTGGAAGATGAACGTTTTCTAGATCGTTTGGATCCACGAGAACTACGAGACCCACGAGTACCACGGGAACGAGACACATTTGAACCACGGGAACGAGACCCATTTGAACCACGGGAACGAGACCCACGAGTACGAGACCCATTTGAACCACGGGAACGAGACCCACGAGTACCACGGGAACGAGACCCATTTGAAACGCGGGAACGAGACCCATTTGAAACGCGGGAACGAGACCCACTTGAAATACGTTTTTTTTTTTCACTTGGACTTTTACTTTTGGGCATTATAATATATATATATATATAAAAATCAAATTAATGGTATAATTGCTAAAGATTACTTTTTCTTCTTTTTCTTCTTTTTCTTCTTTTTCATTTTACTTTTTTTCATTTTACTTTCATCTATATTGAATGTTTTTTGAATATATTCATCATAATCCAACATTTCCTTTTCACTTGGTTTGCATTTTTTTATGTTTTTCATTATTTCTTTTTCTTGTTTTCGTTGGTTTAATTTATTAACCATTCTTTCTTTTTGCGATGACTTTTTTATGTTACTTTGCATCATAGATTGAAACATATTCATATTTACTTTTCCACCTTTTCCACCCATACCCATTTTCCCAAGCATTTTTTCCATATCTTTCATACCCGGTGTATTTTTCATTTTTTCGACCAATTCATTAGCTTCCTTCATTAATTCAGCTTCATTTATTTCCCCAGATTTAAGTTTTTGGTCTAATTTTGAACTAACCTTTTTAATCATACCCATTAATTGACCAGGGTTTTTGAACAGTTTTGAAAAAATATCACTAACACCTGTTATATTTTCAGTATCTATATCTAATTCGGCGGCCGTTTCATCCGCAATTTCCTGTGCTAATTTACCAAGTTTACCACCCATCAAAGATTTTAAGTGTTCATGTATATCATCAGGGTTGGGTATATTTTTGTTATCGGATGCATCACCCTGCATATTTTTCATCATATCTTCAAACATGTCTCCACCTGAAATACCCATATTTTTCATCATATCTTCAAACATGTCTCCACCTGAAATATCCATATTTTTCCTCATTTCTTCAAACATGTCTCCTTTACCACCCATATTTTTCATCATTTCTTCAAACATGTCTCCACCTGAAATACCCATATTTTTCATCATATCTTCGAAATCTGGTTTATTGGACATATTTTTCATCATTTCTTCAAAATCAGGTTTGTTATTTGACATATCAAAAACATCACCCATTGATGAAATTACTTCTTCTAGCTTTTTTTTTAATTCTTTTTCATCTATAGCTTCAAACATTTTCGCAGTATCCCCAAACGTTTCGGAACCTTTTATATTACTTGATAACGAAAACATGATTAATTGTAAATATTTCCATATGATAGTTTTAGTTTTATCACTTATATTTTCTTTCCAAATATCTTTAAAATCAATATTTTTAAAAAAATGAGTATTCTTTTCACTATCTGAAAACATGTCTTCATTTTCATATAAAATATCAAAAAATCTTTCAGGAAAAACAGTTTTATAGTAATTCAAAACTATTTTCATTTTTTCTGTGTCACCGTCTTTTTTTAAATATTCCAATTCATTATCTGTAAATTTATCTTTATATTCTGGGAAAGTAACCAAAATATCGGTCAGGAAATCCTTGATAATTTTTTTCATTTCGTGAGGAAAATCATTTTGTTCGTTCATGTTATTTTAATCTATATTAGAATATTTAAATACTAATTTATGAAATATTTAATTTATGAAATATTTAATTTATGAAATATTTAATTTATGAAATATTTAATTTATTAAATATTTATTCATAATATAATTTTGATAAATTTGTCAAATTTTGAAGAAATTTGATAGATAATTCTTTATTTTCATCTGTTTCTTTAGATATATCTTCGCGCATGTCATTGAAAGTTTTTAAAACATATTCTGAATTTTCTTTCAAATCTGTAAGGTCGGTTGTGAAATCTTTATTTTCAAAATAGGCATAGTTACCATTTTGTATAATATCATTGTATGGTTCTGACACATAATAATGGAATAAATAAATCATTTTTGCTGGATTATATCTAACAAATAAATTAATTACTGAATTTAATGATTTAATTTCATTTTTTTTTGGAAATATTTTAATTAAGAAATTTAAATAAAGTTTAAATTCATTATTAAAAGTTTTATTTATAAATTTTTTACTCATTATTATTTAAATACAATTTATTTTTAAATAATAATTCTTATATTGGTTTTTTAACCATGATTCCTTATATTGAATGATTCCTTATATTGGTTTTTTAACCATTTCAGTCTGTCTTTCTTCTTGTAATTTACTTAATAATTTCGAAACATTTCCTGATTTAATTTTATCTGAAATAAATGTTTCTGGTGGTGTTTCAATCTCATCTTTTAAATTATATGTGGCAAATGAATGCATTTGCCTTGTACCACCTTCGCCTTTTGTGGATAATTCGTCAGAATTTTGGTCTAAATAGGAATAATTATCGGATAACATCGTACCCATTTCATAATTTGAAAATGCTAAAGGTTCAGCATGAATATCATTATTTTTCTCTAAAATCGGGTTAAATATTTCTAAAATTTCATTCCCATAAATAATTCTATTTCCTCTGTTTAAAAGAAGCAATGCTGGAACTTCCTTTATTTCTTCAGGCATTAATAATTCTTTCCCATCACTTAAAACAATATACACTTTGCCTTTTATTGCCTTCCTCTTATCTATACATAAAAAATGAATATCGTTTTTTATTTTATCTTTTCCAACTTTATACAATATTTTTTTACAATTTTCACAATATTTACTATAATATAAAACATAACTCATTTATTATTATAAAAGTTTTTGAAAATTAATATTAAACTTATTAAACTTAATATTAAAACTTATTAAATTGAAATTTATATATAAATAAAATAAATCAGTATAAATATATAATGAGTGAAACCAAATTCCAATTACCCGAAATTTCAGAAACAAATGAAAACAATGACGTTTTATCTTTTAGAATAGACAAATGTGATGTCAGTATTATAAATGCAATCAGGCGAACTTTATTGAGCGATATTGACACGGTTGGCTTCAAAACAGAACCTTACAACCCAGTGGACGAAGAATTAAATTCAGTTATTATCTATGAAAATACTACATCTTTTACAAATGAAATCTTAAAACAACGATTGGCGTGTATACCTATTAATATCAATGATTTCGAAAAAAACTCAATTGAGAATTTAATAATTTCATTAGATAAAGAAAACAAAAGTGATTCTATTCAATTCATCACAACTGAAGATTTTGAGATTCACGATTCAACCACCAATAGACCATTGTCAGATAATCTAAAAAAAAAGATTTTCCCACCATCAAATATTACAAAAGAACATATTTTATTTGCCAGGTTAAAACCACCCATATCTAAAAATACACCCGGTCAAAAATTAAAATTTAAATGTAAATTATTTGTCACCAATGCTAAAGAAAGTGGTCAATACAATATTTGTAGCACATCTGCATATAAAAACACGGAAGACCCTATTAAACAAACCGAAGCTTGGTCAAAAGAAGAAGAAAAATTAGAAAAATTATTAATACCACAATCAGAAATAGAAAGTAGAAAAAAGAATTGGTATATTCTAGATAGCAAACGATATTTTATTGATAATAGTTTTGACTTTAGAGTTGAAACTATTGGCATTAATACGAATGAAGAATTAATTAAAAAATCATGTATGGTGTTGATTAATTCTTTAATGGTTTTTGGGAAAAAAATGGACGACGATAAATTTGAGGTTACAATGGATAAAATTCGCGTGAAAAATTCGTTTGACATTCAATTGGATGGATATGGGTATACAATTGGTAAAGTTATTGAATATCTTCTTCATAAAATATTTTTCAAAGAAAAAAAGCTACTGAAATATGTTGGTTTTATAAAAAAACATCCTCATGACGATTTTTCAATTATTAGAATTGTATTTGCAAACAACGCACAAGCAAATATTGATAATATTAAAAGTTTGTTTAAAACATGTGTTAATACTGGGCAAAATATTTTTAAACACATAAAAGACTCATTCGTATAACTACTTTTGGGAAAAGTAGGGCAAAACGATACTGAAAAAGTAGGGCAAAACGATACTTTTGGGAAAAGTAGGACAAAAAAGAAGATTATGTGTGACATAAAGGTCGTTTTTCAGTGTTTTGTCCTACTTTTTCAGTATCGTTTTGTCCTACTTTTTCAAAAGTAGTTCTTAATGGATAATTAATACAGAACATTAATTTTTTTGGTGGAATACAATCGTGCACATAATCAACAATGTATTTGAATGTAATTTTTTTATTATTTTGTTTCAGAACTTGCAAATATTCCTTTTGAATATTATAAAGGATTGGTTTGAATTCAAAAGGACATTCTTTGAGACGTTTTTTCTTTAAAATAAAGGTATCAACATAATGGTTATATAATTCATTTGTCCAAGTATATATCCTCATTTTATATGTTCTAAATGCCTTTTTATATTCAGGGTAATATGTCAAAAAATAACCAATTTTGTTGTCCTTTCTCAATGTAATATATTGTAGAAACATCTTTTGCAAGTTGCCTTTCAACTTTCTAACTTTTTCATAAGAAACGTTGCGAATCTTTGTTCTAACACCATCTTTATTATAAATAACAAATCCAACATTTTCAAAATTCAAAGTACCATTGCAGCATAATTCAGACAATTCACCCCACGAAGTGAATATGGGATTTAATATACGAGGCATAGAAATATTAATATTTTTTTCATCCTCCGTAACATCAAGAATTTCATTATTATCGAACGTATAAACACGTGTTAAAAACAGTTTCGGCTTTTTGATATGTTTCACAATTTTATTTTCAGGATGTTGTAAAACAAACGAATAACAACATTGTTTGTTTAAAATATCAAAATCAATATTTTCTTCATGGCAAGCATCCAAAAACATATCTTTAAATGTTTTTTCATTATCAAGGTTGTAACGACATTTAGCACCAATATTGCTTCTGGTACAACATTCCCACCCCGGTTTAATAACATTATTCTCTTTATCGCCTTCATTCTCTTTATCGTAATTGTAAAATATATTTATCATGGTACCATCTATATATTCTGTAATATTACAATCATTGAAATTATTTTTATCTATGAAATTTTCATAATTTACCGATTTTTGAGGTGCAAATGATACTATTTTACCATCGTGGACAATTAATGAACGAAACAATCCCAATTCAGTTATATTATTTGAATCGAGATTCTTTTTATTGTATTTTATGATTTTAAAATTATTTTTTGTTTTAATAATATAATCTTTATTATTTGAAAAATCAGAAACTTTTTTATTTTTTAAAGGTGAAAATTTCATTTTTAAACTATACATAATAACAATAATTATTTTTAAATGTATTTCAATATATATACTTTTTGGGAAAAAGTATGCAAAAACGTTGGGTGGGGAGTATGCAAAAACGTTGGGTGGGGAGTATGCAAAAACGTTGGGTGGGGGAGTATGCAAAAACGTTGGGTGGGGGGGAGTATGCAAAAACGGTGGATGTGTGGGAAACGGTGGCAAAATGTTGCCACCGCCGTTTTTGTGAAACTTTTTTCCAAAAAGTTTAATATTTATAGAATATAAGTAATGCAAGAAAATGCTGAAAATAAATTTAATTTAGAATTGGGTCAAATTATTAAAATAATATCACCAAATAATGATAATTTACATGAAAAGATGTTTTTCATAGATTATTTAGATGAAAAAAATATAATTTTAATAAATCAAAAAGAAGAAAAAATTGTTGAATTAAATGTAAGCAATGGTGTTATTACTGATGAAAGTATAGAAATAATAGAAATATTATATAAACCAAAAGAATCTGGGTATGCAAGGCAAAATAATTTGATTGTTGGTAACGGTATTTCTATTGAATTTGGTGGCGATGGCACAGTACCGATGATAATTAATGGTGAAATAACAAATTTAGAGGAAGATATGGTAGAAATAGAAATTTTTCCATCAAAAAAAAAGATTTATATTGATTTTAAATATCAGGGAGTTCCAAAAAAATTAAATATTATTTCCATTAGACCATTTACAAAACCAGAAAGTACAGCAAGTAAAGAACGCGAAGAACGTGATAGACAAGGTGAGAGCCAAGGTGAAAGACGAGATGAAAACCATGGTGACCAAGGTGAAAGTCCAATTGAATTTGAAGAAGACGAGTTGGATGATTTAGAATTAAATTACGAAGAAGCCGAAAATGAAGAAAAACTGAATATTATTATTATTGACGCTGATGATATAATTTTTTCAAAAGAAAAATTTTCAGAAGTGTCTCAAATGGTACATATTAATGAAGAAAATAAACGTTTTTCAATCGAACAACAAGTAACAGACTTATTGGATAACTTATTATCAACTGTTGCAACAAAAAAAAGAACAAAAAGAGTAATTAATGAAATAAATAAAACAATCGTTAGATTCAAAGAATTACGTATTGATTTTTCCAATTTTAAAGAAGATGGTGTGATTAATAAACCCAAATTAAACTACAAAGACGGTGTACATAAACCATTATTGAATAAATTATTAAATTTAGAAAATGATTTTAAATGGTTAATACCAGTTGTTAAAAATAAAAAAAAATTATATGATATAAAATTATTTGGTGAAGAAAAAATGAACGATTATATTGCAGACACAACTGAAAATTACATAGAATCTTTTAATGCTACGTTAAATTTGCAAGCAACTGATGATTTAAATTCTTCAAATAATAAATATAAGTTTATCAGAGAAAGATTAAATAATATTCAGAAAAATTTTGTTGCACCCAATTTAAAAGAAAATGTTATTTCAAAAATTAAAATTTCAACCGATATACACACCATAATTGATAATGATAATTTGAATTCTAGTGTATATTTCAATGAAAATGTTAGATTACACAAAAATTACATACAAAAGTATATAATTGGCGAAGATATTTTGCATAAAAAAGATTTTTCGAAATTTTTTACAAAGAAAAAAATAATAGAAAATGAAAATGTGTTTTTAAAAGGATTTATAATTATGCCTGGAAAATTTAAAGAATACACCAAATTATTTTTAAATGAAAGAAATTTATATGAAAAAGTTGTTTTAAATAGGTCAAATATTAATTACAATATTCTCGAAAATATCGAATTGGAAAATTTTGAAATAGATGAGAATTTTGAAAAAAATATTTTTACTTTTAATGAACCAAATCCATTTGAAATATCGTTTATAGAAACAAGGAAATATGAAGACAGAAATGATAAAAATATGTATTTAAACTTCTTAAAATCAATCATACCAACAAATGAACTTTTAATAAAGAATTCTTATAAATTATATAAAAATGAAACAACGAATGTTGGGTTAATAGCTGAATTAGAACATTTCATGATTTATCCAAAAGACATCGATATGAAACAACATGACCTCATTAACACAATAATTGATAAAAATATTACAAGGATGAAGAAAACATTAGCAAAAAAAGAAAATATTTATATGAATAAATCCAAACCGTTTTTTGAACATAAAAATATATTTTCTGGCCTTTTCGATGGTAAGTACGTTGATGATTTATCAACGATATATAAAACAAATAAACTTTCAATTAATGAAAGTTTAAAAAACATTATCAATCACGATGGTGGGCGAAGTTTATATGTGATGTTAAGTTTATCACAACAAACATTATATCAAAAGAAAAATTTTAATGTAATCATGGAAGAACAACTAAATAATTTAAAAAACGAAGAAGATGCCGAAATGGAAAAAGAATTATGTAAAGAATTTATATTAACCAAAATATACAAAGATATTGCCTTATTACAAAATGACAACGGTAAAGAAGAAATCTTTTATGATAAAGAATATGACACAACAAGATACGATATAATGAATAAATTTGAAGCAGATAAAGATACTTTAAACGATGAAGAATTATTAAAAAAAATTACGGAACATTTAATTAAAAATGTTGGTGTTGAAAAAAAGAAGGCGACTGTCGATGCTTATAGTATGATTATTGGGAAAAAACAAATAAGCGATGGTGATTACGCGGTTTTGGACTTGGGTGATTACGAGTTTAGATATTACGAAAGGAAAAACAATAACTGGCGATTAAATGATGATTTGAGTGATAAAATGCCGGATGATACAATGTTTTGTAATATTAAAGCAAAATGTTTAAAATTCAAAAATGAATGTAGTACTATGTCGAAAAATAATATTGAAAATCAAAAAATACTATTAAACGATATAGCGAATAATTTTTCAGAAAAAATTAATATTGAACATAAAAAACAATTGAAGACACTGTTAAGTTTAAAAGAAGAATATTTTGAACAATTAAAAGACAATATTGATTTTGATATGAAAAAATTAATTGAGAGAGATTTATTGATGGTTAAATTGGCAAACACAATTGAAGAAAGTAATATTCTAACATCACCAAATAGCAAATTACGAGACGCCATCTTGGGACAGACAGATATAATAAAAAAATATTCCGATATAATATTGTTTATTAAAAAATTTTGTCGTGAACATGAACCAAGTGAAAACGAAAACTGGTTTTACTGCGTCGATTCCAATCTTTTGTTACTTCCAACCTATTTTCTCGAAATGGCAGAATCATTTGAAAATGGTGATTACAATAGCACAATAAACAAAATAATAAAAAAAAGAGGGGTTATAAGTGACGATGGTGGGAAGACCGTCGACAAACATAGTGGATACGTTATTAAAATTATTAAATACGATAATAACGAAGGATATGACAAAGAAGGACGTAAAATAAATACAAGAGAAGTATTAGATGAAGACGATGAATTGGTTGTAAGAAATGCATTGCAGCGCGGGTTCTACGAAAAAAAATCGAAAACATCCAAAATAATAAAACAATTAATAAATGCTATTTCAAAAAACATAGGTATCGATTTAAAAGAAAAAGAAGACAATATGATTAAACTTATAATTCAACTCAACAACGAAAACACGAAAAGTAAAAAAGATTATGATATCCAAGTTGACAAATTAAAAAATAATTCACGTTCAATAAAACAATACGACACTCATGTATATGAAATTTTATTCCTATCTTTAATTTCGGTATTTATCATAACGGTACAAACAGCCATCCCAGAAATAAAAACATCAAAAACATACCCAGGGTGTGTCAAATCTTTCAATGGGTTTCCATTGAATACCGCGAAGAATGAATTTTTAAATTATGTGGTTTGTGTATTAATAAAAATAAAAGGTGATAAGAAAATATGGGGTGGTCTACCAAATATAAGAAAAATAACTAAATCATCTTTACCAAAATTTGAAAAATACGTCCTTAAAGTGAAAAAATATATACAGGATAAAGCTTTAAACAAAGTTGAATTATTTGAAAAATTGAAAATAAAGAGAGAATGGTTAATCGATAAAAAAACGAATCAAATAAATGAAGAATATAAATTACAAAAATGGGAAACATTTTTACCACCTATAAATAAAGTAAATATAGGTTCTGTACAAATGTTAGCATCTGCTTTCATAAAACTATTTGAAAATACAATTAGAAAAGGTAGTAACAATCAATTCAAGTTGATTAATAATTTGAATGGTAAATTGCGAGAATTTTCTTTTGCGATAATAGAAAAAATAAATAAAATTGTAGAAAAAAAGGAATTATTGTTTGTAACCGCGTCTGGTATACCGTATTTACAAAATGCTTGCTGTAATGATAAAAATAATAATGTATATGATTATTTTGTAGAAGAAGACGCAACAATAAAGAAATATAATGATAATATTTCTATTTTGGAAGAAATTAAAACGAGAAATACTCGGATGCAACAACCCGGTTATTTCTTTTCAGATACAGATACCACGATTGTTAGAAGAAAAATAGTAAATAATATAACGGAAGAAACGATTTACAGTGCATTCATAAAACATTGTAAATTTAATTCAGGTTTAAATTTACCGGATAATGTAAGAAAAATTTGCGGTTCAAATGTCTCTTCGTTTAATAAGTATGACACAATTTCAGAAAAAATATTTAAAATGAAAAACGAGGATGGCTTGGTATTCGACCTAGGGTTATTTAATAATTTAATTAAAACAATTCATAAAAACAACATATTGAACTTGGAAATTATTAAAAAAACTAAAATTAAAAAAACTGTTTTCGAAGAGGCAATAAAATTCTTACTGGTAAAGGAATCTAATATAGTTTGCAATAACGATATTTTAAAAAAAATAATAGAATTATTTGATAGATTTTCAATCATTTATAATGAAAAAACCGATAATTTATTTGAAGATTTTATATTAATAGTTAATGACAAAATTCTGGAATCTGAAAATAAAATAAAAACATTTTTAAAAGAAAATTTGAAAAAAGGAGTATCAAAAAATATTAAATTTATTAATAAACTCGATGATTACGTGATTATGGGTGATGATAATTATATGTCAATTGAAGATAATTCAAATTATAGAATTGGTATACAACTTAAAAATATGATTTACGATATTTGTAGAGTTTTTCCAGAAATTGTCATAAATAATGTTAATTATGATGATAAAGTAATACCCAAACATTGGAAATTATCGAAAAAACATATGTTAGATTTAAAAAATAAAGTTGGTTTGGAAATGAAAGGATTAAACTCGGTTTACAATAATAAAGAATTAAATATTTTGTTGAAAAAAATAATCAAAAAATCGGTTAACTTATTGAAATTAGTAGAAAATATACCCTTTTATTCAGATGTAATGAAAAATAAACAGGAAAAAAGCATTTTAAATGGCAGATTCTATAAAATAATGCATAAATATTTTTTTATTTGTGCTTTAAATTTATATATTAGTATTTTTGAGGAAATGTCAAGTGAAGCATTTTTGGTTGATGATGAGCTTTTCGACGAAACCGAAAGTAAGTCAGTCGACGAAGCCATTTTAAAAGGTCGTAAATCTAGTTTGAAAAAAAAAGTTGCTACAATGATATCGAAAATGTTAAATATTTTTTCAAAAAGAAAAAAAATGTTAAACGTAACTAAAAAAAAAATTAAAAAAAATGTTATGAAATCACGTGTTAAAGAGAAATTTGGTATAACTGAAAACTTACGAAAATTATCAGACGAACAGAGAAAAATTGAAGATATTCTTAAAAATTTAAAATTGGGAAATTGGGGGATGGGACAAACAAAAGCTCTATTTGAATATGACCCAAATCAGTACGATAAGGAAAGAGATAATATTGAAAAGAATGCCATAATTGAGTTGCAAATGGGGAAATTGGACGATGTTACATTGGGAAATATGGAAATTTATATGATGGAACATTTAGAAGAAAACTATAGAGAAGACCGGTTATTAACAGAGGAATTGGCTTTGGATGTTCGAGAAGATAGAGATGGTGAAGAAGAATGGTGAACGAATTATTAAAGAATTACTAACGAATTACGAAGAAAGAATGATATTAAAATGTTTTTTTAATTAAATGATAAATATAAGCAAAGATTACGGGTATGTATTACTGGTTGCGATTTTTTTATATTTAGCACAACAATTGATATTGGTTATACCGGTTTTAATGGCTAGACGTTCCACTAAAATAAAAGCACCAACATTATACCCAAGGGATAGTGAAATAGAGAAATTACAGTTAAGCGATGAGGAGGTTGATTATTATTTAAGAGCACAACGAGCACACCAAAATAACGTTGAAGTTATGAGTGTATTTTTACCATTGTTTCTTATAATTGGATTATTTAAACCAAAAAAAACGGCTTTGGGTGGTTTAGTTGTATTGATTTTCAGAATTATTGGTGGTTTAGGGTATCTTTATAAAAAAAGAGAATTTGGTGCAGTGTTTCATTTGGGCGAATTATATGTGCTATTTTTAGGATTTCAAGTAGTTTATAATTTATTAAAAAAAGATTTAAGTGAATAATAAAAAGATTTAAGTGAATAATAAAAAGATTTAAGTGAATAATAAAAAGATTTAAGTGAATAATAAAAAATCTAAATATAAATTATCATATGTACAGAAAATTCATTAAAAAAAACATAACCTCGGCAGCCATATTTTTATTTTTAATTATATTTATTACAGTACAATACTCAAAACCATCATTTATATACAATGACGATGGTAGTTTTAGACAATTCGGACTCGGATATAAAAAAAAGACAATTATTCCAATTTGGTTTGTGTCTATTATTTTAGCAATATTATGTTACGTTTTCATATTATACTACATTACCTTACCAAGGTATACATTTTAATTAACCCTTTCAATCATTATTTTTAATAAAATTTTCAAAAAAATTTTATTAAAATAACTAGTCTCCCATATCACCTTCGTATTGTTCATCCACTTCTTCAGCTTCTTCCGCTTCACCAACTTCATTAAAATCTTTAGATTCTTGTACGCCTTTTTCACAAGCCGCATTCATAATATTTATTTGTGAAACCGAATATGTTAGTAAACCTCCTAAAAAGTACCATATAAATTCTGAAATTATATCTTTTAAAATTATAGCAGCATAAAGTTGCTTCTTTATGCCTAACCCACCTGTTTCCGGGTTAGGCATTTCAGTTCCTTCTGCTTTGGGATTTGGTACATTTTTAGGTTCAAATTCCAATTCCAAACCGGGACCAATGTTTATGGAATTTATTCCTGTAAAAAAGTTATCAGGCGTCAATTCATTTACAAAAAAAGTTCTATTATGAACACTATTAAATCTTTTTATTGGACCCAAAGCTTCGTCACTTACACCTTCCACTTTAATCCATTGTTGCAACTTAAATAATTTTCTAGCCCAAACATTTTTCACAATAAAGTAGCCAATTGTATTTGAAAATGGTGCTTTCCACCCGGGCATTAACACGAGAATTATCACCAAAGTTCCCATAATAAACAGGAAAGGTAAAAATGTATAAAAAAAAACGTTAAATGCAAAGTTTTTACTATCAACTGGACAACTCATAGCCATCGTTTTGATGTTGAAACTATACATCATTAAGAAAAGACCAACTAGAAAAGCTAATTGTAATAAAGCTATTTTAGACTGTGGGTTACTATTTGTAGGTATCCCTTTATCATCAATTGCCCCCATATATAGTTTAAATGAAGCAAAGAAGTATAAAAATAATGGTATCAAAAATGCTACTGCAAAGTTTGGTGGGGCTTGGTTTTTTATATCTGTTGGCATTTATATTATAATAAGTATAATATTTTTTGAAATTTTCACTATAAGATATAAGGGAATGAATCCACAACTAACAGAACCAGGTACGAAATATTTTTTATCAGAAACTTTAAAAATGTGCAATACTAAAAAACAAAACAAACACACTTTATTGTTTAATGCTGGTTTATTATTATTATTTATTTCAACTTTGTTATTGTATTTAGCATATAAATATAACACTAAACCTGGGAAAAAAGAATTGGAAGAAAAAAACATTTTAACACGGAACTATATTCTATCAAAACTGCGAAATATCGTGGATACGTCTAAAAAGAAAATGATTACAACTCTTCCTAAATTTGAGAGTGATTATGAATTATTACATGAAAAATTTTACAATGTTTAAAAATATATACAAAAATTTACAATGTTTATATATTATAATGAATAAAGCTGCTTATATAAATGACCTTAATTTATTTTATAAATTAAAAAATAAATATGATACGCGACGTAGCGATTTAAAGAGTAAACTTTTAAAAAAGTACAAATTAAATGAAGTTAAAAAAAAAATGAAAAATTTCAACACAAAATTAAAATGTATAAATTGTGGAAAATTTGGCGGAACAAATTTTATTATAAATAATAATTATTTGATAGCTAAATGCAATTCTCAAATAAAGTGTGAATTGAGTATTAAAATAAAAAAAGGAAAATATATTGGCCATTCCTCTTTTAGAGAAGATATAAAAAATCATTTAGAAAGTTTAAAAAAAAATATAATTGAAAATAAATTAAAATTATTATTTAATTTAGAAGAAGAACAGATTATCGTAACCGAATTTAATTCATTGAAATCCGAATATAATGATTTTACAGAAAAAGATAAATTATTAAATATTTTCATTGATAATTTAAATAAAACAAAATGGGAAAATTATATGGAGTTTTACAAAGAAACTGATGCAGGTGCAGCAGGCGCAGCGGGTACAGGCACAGCAGACACAGGGGAAACAAAAAAATCCATAAAATCGAATAAATCAAAAAATGATTTTAAATCCATAAAATCGAATAAATCAAAAAATGATTTTAAATCCATAAAATCGAATAAATCAAAAAATGATTTTAAATCCAAGAAAAAGAAAAAAGAAGAAACTATAAAAAAAGATGATTTGATGAAAATAATAAATGCTGAAATTCATAATAATATAAGTGAATTGAAACAAACATTAACCGATTATAGAACAAGTGAATTTAAAAATAAAGAAAAATTAAGACAAGCCATTAAAATTTATATAGACAAGATAGTACCAAATACAGAGAAATTACGGAACTTAAAATATTCTGAATTTTCTTTACAAGAAATTCAAATAGGGGGTGGTAGTTTTGGACAGGAAGCCATTTTCGATTACAAAATAATAAATAGAAAACATTCATATGACGATTTAGAGGTTATTATTGAAGAATTTAAAACAATTGAAAAGATATTGAATAAAAATAAAGTTGGTAAATTATTAACGAAAAATAATTTAAGATCTAAATCTAAATTTTTAAAACCGGTAAAAAGGGGCGCGACTTTAATATTTAGTTCAAACCAAACTGGTCAAGCAGAAGGTTATACTGTTCAAGATTTAGAAAATACTAAAAATAAAATAAAATCTATTTTTAAAAATGCCGAAGTTAAAATAGTTGATTTACGCGAAGTTTTACCTGAAAATAAAAGGGAGGAAGCAATGCCAGCAACCATTTTGATATTTAAAAATGGTGTTAATATGTTATTAAATACGAACAATTCAATTGATTTATTTAATGAACATGACGTCATTAACAAAGGTAAAACTAAAGGTACAATACATTTTTCAGATGGCGAACAAGGAACTATGTCATTTTCAAATTTACCTTTAACAGACCAAATAAGAAAAGCTTTACCGAAAATAATTGGTGAAAAGGCAAAAAATAAAGCTGAAGGTAATTATTATGATTTGAATAAAGGTGGTGCGGGTTTACATGGTGACGAGCGAAAAGATATTATCGGTGTTCTTTTTGGTGAAGACCAATATAGTGGATTTCCTTTGCATTATCAATGGTTTTTGAATGGCGAAACCATTGGCGATATATTCAAATTTGACTTGAAAAACGGTGATATTTATATTATGAGTGAAAAGGCGGGTGGTTATGATTGGAAAAACAGAAAAATTTTAACATTAAGGCATGCCACCGGTTTGAAACCGAGTATGAAACTGGGTATGAAACCAGAAATAAATAAATTGATTGGTGAAAACATAATTGATTATGAAACATTAGAAGGCGATTTATTTGAAGAAATGTCAAACGATTCAAAAAAAACATCAAATGATATGGAAAGACCTGATTTATATAACGATAATTCATTATTTGTATTTTATAGTAAATCAAGCGATGTTATACCAGGTAAAGGTGGTAACAACCATAAAGATATAGCAAAAAAATGGAGTGAAAAAGTGTCTGACCCAACCAAATTTGAAGAATTAAGTAGAATAAAAGATTGGAGAAAGGTTTTATCAAATATGTGGGGCGGTTTACCTATAAATGAAAACAAATCTTTGTTTAGTTTAGATGGGTATAAATGGGCATCGGTCGAACATTGGTTTCATGCCAATAAATTTAAATGGCGAGTTGGAGAAAGTGATGAATACAAACAATTTTATGAGAAATTTACGTTTAATGGTTCCGAAATATCCGGGGATGCTAAATTAGCATTAACCGCTGGTGGCAGAAGTGGTAAAGTGAAAGGTAAAAAATATAGACCCAATGGTGTTGTTTTAGACCCTAAATGGGAAGACATAAAAGAAAAAATTATGATGCAAGGGCAAAAAGCTAAATACGAACAAGACGAATTATCTAAAAAAGTTTTATTGGCAACAAAAGATGCTAAATTGGTACATTTAATGTTAAGAAGAGGAAAAGGAAGCGTTCTTGTTAATTTCAATGATACTATGGAAATTCGTAAAACAATGGATAATGGGTTTAGAAAGATTGGGATTTTTGAAACAAAGGAAGATTTGGTTGAAGATTTGGTTGAAGATTTGGTAGATGATTTAGATGTTTTTAATGATGCAAATTACAAAGAAAGGAAATTTGAAAAACAAATAAATTACAAAGAAAAAAGACTGGATAATGGTAAACCTTATAAGTTTAAACGGTTCTTCAAATTATACAAAGGTCGTGAAGAATGGGACCGTGCTGAAGTCGTGCAAGAAATTAATTATGAGCGATAGGTACTTTAAAAAAGTACTTTAAAAAAGTACAACAAAAATGTTACAAAAACTTTAGTCGTACAACAAAACGTACGTTTTTACACGTTTTGTCGTTTTTAAAAGTACAATTTTTGGCAATACTTTTTTTAAAAGTATAATATAAATGTCATTAACGAATATAAGTTCTGATTTTTTAAATTTATTTTTACCACATATTAATAAAATAAATGATAAAAAACATAACATTGATAAAATACTAAAAAAAATTTATACAAATATTAAATTTTCTAACAAATATTATAATTTTAAAAAAGACAAAATAGATAAAGAAATAATTAATTTGGATGATGGAAACCGAGATGATATATTGGATGGATTCGGTCTATTAAATGATAGTGTTTTTGTACCAGAAATTATCAGAATCTTTATAAAAAAAAACGTTACTTGTATAGAAAAATATAGATTTACTATAAAAAATATAGATTTTAGTGTCGAATTTATTGTTTGCGATAATAAAGCACATGTAATTTATGTGAAAAAAATAGTAATATTATTACATTTTCTTTTAAGTTTTTTTGTTCCACATATATCCTCTTTAAAAATCTCTCTATGTTTTTCAAATGAAAGGAAAATGATTCCAGAAGTTAAAAAAAAAATTTTAACAAGTCTTCATGTTAATACCGCAGTTACATTTTCATGTAAAAAAGACGGTGAAATACTTTTATATAGAAAAGAAGAATGGTATAAAGTATTAATTCACGAGTTAATGCATTCTCTTTGTTTCGATTTTGCTCGATTAAATTTAAGTTTTTCAATCAAAAATTTATTAAAAGAAATGTTCAAAATAAACAGCAATTTTAATATAACAGAAGCATATAGTGAATTTTGGGCAAATATATTCCATACTGCAATTATTTCTTCCAATGGTTTACAAAACGAGGATGAATTCATATTAAACTTCAAAATTTTAAATGAATTTGAAAAATATTTCTCAATATTTTCATGTATAAAGGTTTTAGACCATATGGAGTTATCTTATGAGGATATAATTAGTAAAAATCCAAAGGAAATAGTTAAAAGTTTGTCATTATATAAAGAAGATACAAATGTATTTGCATACCATATATTGAAATCTATATGGTTATTTAATACCGAAGATATGTTATTATGGTTTGATAAAAGAAATAATAATGTGATTTTTTCGAAAAAAGACAATAATTATGTTTTGGAATTAATAAAAAAAACGGAAAAATTATATAAAACCAAAAAATATATAGATAATATTAAATTTGTTGAGGAATTATTTTATACTATAAAAAAAGACAGCGCATATAATGAATTAATAACTACATTACGCATGACAATCGTAGATTTAAATTGATTTTTAATTATTACAATAATTAAAATATTACAAAATGGGAATAAGATTATTGAACAAATATTTAATAAATAATTCATTTATTGGTAAAAAAATTCATTTTTCAGAATTATCAAATAAGAAAATATGCGTTGATATATATAATTATATATATCAATTTTTGGGAAACAATCGATTAATCGAAGAACTAGAAATATTATGTAAAATACTCCAAAAGTATAAAATACATGCATTATTTGTATTCGATGGTAAATATTCTGACAAAAAAAAAACAGAACATGTCAAAAGAAGAAAAAATCGTGAAAAAGCAAACGAAAAATACGAATTATTATCACTCGTTGATAATAAATCAAAGCACCAAGAAATGAAATTAAAATCTCTTAATAGAGATAGGGTTAAAATAACAAAATGGGACATTCATGACGCAAAAGTGTGTTTGGACTTTTGTGGTATGAAATATATTACAGCAAAGGGTGAAGCAGATGAATTATGTGCTGAACTTTTGAGAAAGAAAAAAGTTTTCGCATGTATGAGCGACGATACCGATTTATTTGCTTATGGTTCAAAACATGTAATAAAAGCTGTCAATTTCTATAACGAAACTTGTGTATTATATAATATAGATGAAATTTTATCTTTTACGGGTATGACAATGAACGAATTTCAACAAGTTTGTACATTATCATGTAATGATTATATAAATAGTAAAAAAACGAAACATTTTATATATTATTTACATCATTTTATAAAATATAATATGGAAAATTCTGGGGAAAACTATTTATCATGGTTAATTAATAATAATATATTATCCGAAAAAGAATACGACAAATACAAACAAGTAAAAGATATTTATACTTTAAATAACAATATATTGAAGGGATATAAATATATTATTATTAAAAATGATGTTTATTTAAGAAGAAAAGTTACACAACTAATCAAAGAGAGAGAAAAGTATTTGAAAGAACTTTATGAATAATAAAAAATTAATATTTTTTTTTTATTATTTTATTGCTTATTATGCTGACGCCACCGGTGCAGCAGGTGCGACAACAGCTTTTGTTGCTTTTGCAAAATGAGGACTCATATATCTTTGTAAGTTGAAATATGTAAGTTCATCGGTATCTTTCAATTTAAGAAGTTTTTTTAATTTTTTATCAGCTAGAATTCGTCGACCATTTAAAGGGTCTTGTAATTTATGTTCACGAATATATCCATTGATTTCTCGTGTAACTTGTGTACGTGCCATTTCGGTTCCATGTGGCTTTCCAAGAAACTTCGCCAACTCAAGACTAATTTTGGTTGGTTTAACAAAACCACTTGGTGCTCTGTTTCCAGCTTTGCGTTTTTTTCGACTAGTTTTAATTGCAATTTTAATTTCTCTTTCAGAACGTTTTGAAAGAGCTCTTACTTGCCCAGTAATACTGGTAAGTTGACTTCTTAAAGCGGTTAATTGTCCCAAAAGAGTATTAAATTGGTCATTCAAAGTTGGTGGTACAACCTCTTCGACAGCTTTTTCAACAACTTTTGGGGTTTTTGATACAGTGGGTGCAGTTACAGTTTTTAACGATTTCTTTTTTGATGGCATTTATAATATCCTATGTAGCTATTTGTTTAAATGGTTTTGAATAAAATATATATTAAGATTACAAAAGGTAAGGTAATAAAATAAAAAAACATAATTTTTACAATAAAAATTATGTTTTAATATGTATGTTTTAATATGTATGTTTTAATATGTATGTTTTAATATGTATGTTTTAATATGTATGTTTTAATATGTATGTTTTAATATGTATGTTTTAATATGTATGTTTTAATATGTATGTTTTAATATGTTTTAACATTACGGTTGATTAACTAAAAAAGATTCATATAACCATGGAAGTGAATTAGCGGCATTATATGAAACAATTGTTAAAGTACCCAAAGCATAAAAACCACCTAGGGAACGCGACGCAACATTTACACCACGAGTAACTAATTTTTCGATTGTATCCAAAATAAAATTTTTTATATATATTTCGGTTCTATTTGCAAAAATATTATGTACATTTATATTAAATAATCTACCCGTTGTTGGTAAAATATTCAACTTTGTTTCATTTGTAATTTGTGCTCTATAATTCCAAACATCTGCCAATTCACGGATATAACGAATACAATTAACTCTTGATAAATTCATTAACCAACCTGAATCAGTTATAAAACCCATTGAATCAAATTTTTGAAAAATATTTAATGCTCGTAATTCTGTTTTCTTTCGCCAAGATAATGTACCAACATCGTCTTTTAATTTAATATTTAATTTCAAATTAAATATTTTCGATATTTTAACAATTTTATTTAAAGATTTCAATATATCCTTTGGTAAATCATTCCGGTTATATGGATTTTTAACATAGTCACCATCTTTTATCATATTATATATAGAACATATGTCAAAACCATATATAAAGTTGTCTTTATCCTTGAAACTATAAAATTGATGATAAGGTATTTTTTTACAATCCGTAAATGTTAAAAAATCTGTATTATTTACACATAATTCCCGATTTTTTAACGCTGGTCCACGCATTTTTAAAAATTTCCTAAAAAAATAACCTCTGAAAATTCTTTGTATTTTTATAGCAAAAAAAGAATATTTCAAATAATTATAAATATTATATGTTAATTGTTTCTTATTCCCAGACACCCTTTGATTAAAAAAACGCGATATACTTTTTAATTGAGAAACATTATAATTATTTTTAAATATTTTATCATACTCCCGAAAACCTAATATTTCAAAATCCTTTTGTTTAATCTTATTTTTTGATTTTTTTAAATATGCATCAGTTATATTATCATATAATACTTCTTTAAAGTATGTCTTTGGCGACATAGATTGTATATTACACAATTCAATCTTCACTGGTATAATAATGTTCATTATATATATATAAATTATACATATTTTTTTTAATATTGATTTAATAAATAAATTTATATCAAATACTTATTTTTTTGAATTAATATTAAATTGATTTTAAAAATAATACAAAATATGATTATTATTAATATATATAAAATGTCTAATCAAACAATCACAAAAGCAAAATCATTCAATGCATCTGAAATCACATACCGTGAAGCAGTCGTAAACAAACGAGGTGGGAAAAATGTTTCAATTCAACTAAACGGTGGCCCTATTATTTTACAAATCCCATTAATGTTTAATTGGGGTGTAAACGAACGAGTTGATGAGCAAACAGGTAGAGTAAGTTACGACATGGCATTACAATTTAACGATGATAGTCCATCCGTTTTAAAATTTTTAGAATCTCTTAAAGTTATGGAAAACAAAATTAAAGATGATTCTTGCGACGCAATGTGTAAATCATGGCATGGTAAAAAAAAAATGTCTAGAGAAGTAATTGATGCGCTTATGTATCCAATTCTTAAATACCCACAAAAAAAAGATTCATCTGGTAAACCTAATGGCGAACCAGATTACAATCGATTTCCAACTATGAAAATCAAAATTCCATATTGGGATGGTAAATTTAATTGTGAAGTATATACTATGGATTCAAAACCACTTTATCTTCCAAGTTTTACAGATTCAACAGCAACACCACATACAACAATTCCCAAAGCATCTCATATCAATGGACTTATCCAATGTACTGGTATGTGGTTTGCAGGTGGTAAATGTGGTGTAACATGGAAATTAGTGCAAGCCAAAGTAAGACCACAAGTTAGACTTTTAGGTTCTGGTACATGTCATATCGTTGATGATAGTGACGATGAAGAAGCTGATAACCTTTTGAACGAAAAAGAAGCTGAAAAAAAGGAACAAGCAAGCTATTCTGAATACGATATCCCAGAAGCAGCTACCGAAGAAGCCGAAGAAGAAGCCGAAGAAGAAGCCGAAGAAGAAGCGGAAGAAGCAGAAGAAGCAGAAGAAGCAGAAGAAGCTGAAGAAGCGGAAGAAGCGGAAGAAGTAGTTGTAAAAAAAAAGAAAAAAGTTGTTCGTCGCAAAAAAAAATCATCAGAATAATTTGAATTTAAAGCTCAAATAATAAAAAATTATATATTTTTTATTCTTTTTTTTATATTAAGTATCGGACCTACGTTCAAATTCGTCTTGTTCTTCTTTTTGGATAGCTTTCATGTCAACGTAAGATATATCCATTGCGTCTGCTCTGTTTTTAGTAATTATATCTTCTAATTTCGATACAGTCATTATATAAATGTCTGAACCTTTTTTTCCAAAATTTATTTTAATTATATACTTTTTTTGGTTGGCGCATTCTTTTAATTTCTCTTTTATTTTCTTTACACCATTTGGTGTTTTAACTTCATCGTACGGTATACTGCCACAACTCAACTCTTTTTCTAAATTTGCATAAATTGTTCCATATTCTTTGTTTAATCTAATGTCACGATTACTCACAAGTGTAGTATTATACACAAAAACATAAACCTCATCCCACATAACTATATTATCAACTGTATTATCTATATCTTTTTCATAAAAAATTCTTTTACATATATTATCTTTTATATAAAATTGTTCATGCTTAAAAAATTCCAAAGGGCCCGGGCTTAATTCCATTGTATGGTTTATTTGTTTTAAAATTTTAAATATATCAAATAATGAACCCAAGTTTTCACTTTTTGAATCGAACGAAATAATATTTTTTTTTATATCTTTAATTGAAAATTTTTTTAATACTGTATCTTTTATCCCTATCATTACAATATTTCCCATAGTATTATTATCAAGTATCTCAAAATTATTTGTATCATCTGTATTCGTGTGATTATCTTTATAAACTTTACCCCTTAAATACAATCTAACAGTTTCAAAAACGTCTATACCATCAGTATAAGGATTTTTAATACTTATTGGTACTAAATATACCGGATGTGTTAAATATATATCGGCATCTTCTTCAATAACATTACCCGTTTGGTTAATATAATTCACTTTTATCGAATTGGCAAAGAAACCCTTACCAACATTTAAAATTAATTCACGTTTATAAGCTTCTTTTTTTTGAAAACTTGTTGGAAACATAAAATTATATGTAAATTTTCTCTTACCGGTCCTATATTTACCCGGATTTTCAAATTTTACTTCAGGTAGATTCCACTCATCATTGTATCTCACTATCATAGAATCTTTTTCTGGTTGCATTTTATCAAATATATCGTGTTTTATTATCAACTTTATATATTCCTTTATATCGAAAATATAACCTTTATCAAACAATGCTTTTTTATTTTTTGCTATTTGCTTCTTCTTATTTTCCAGATTCCAATCCAACTTTTTTTCTATCGAATCCTTTAAATTAAATGGATACACATCACCCGGTTTTCTTAAATTTCCTTCAATATAAATCATATATTCTACCCCCTCATGTAATATTTTAATTTTGTCATCAGGCTTCCAATTTTCTGGAATTGTCATTGATAACCAAATATCTGTTTTGTCGGTTTCCATTTAAATTATATAAATATATAAATATATTAATTTTTATTTTAATATATTTCTATTTTTTCTTGCTTTTTTTTATTGCTTGTTTTTCTTGCTTGTTTTCTTGCTTGTTTTCTTGCTTGTTTTATTCTTCGTTTTCTTGCTAGGTTTATTCTTCGGTTTATTATGCGGTTTATTATGCGGTTTATTCTTCGGTTTATTCTTTTTTTGTTTCAGGGCCTTTAAAAAAAATTTTTAAACTTTCTATTTCAGATTCAAATCTACTTTTTAATTCTTCAGTTAAATATTGTTCTTTAATATGGTCGACACGAGAATCAAGCGTATTTAAAGAAACAAAATAATTTGTTTTATTTCTATCGATTACTGTTTTGAACCAATGTATAAAATGAAAAGGGTTATCTTTTTCACTTCTTTCGTAGTTACATTCAAATTTATCTTTAAAAAAATTAAAAGCATTTTTTCCTTCAAAAAAATTATTATATAATTCGTCTTCTTTAATTTTTTTAAGTAACCTGCTAAATGCACCAATAGCTTCGCCTTTTCCATCTGTTTTAAAAGATTTTTCAACATATCCCAATAAAGGTGTGGTTAAAGGTACCTTATTGGTATCTGTTTGATTATTTCCCAAAAATTCACAAATTTTATATAAAAATTGTGCTTTATTTAAAACATCTTTAGCTTTTTCGTCCAAATCATGCAAACCATTATCATATAAAAAAAGATATTTTAAATAAAATAAAGATATATTAATAAAATGCGATTCAATTGCAAGCATTAAACTCATAATATTTTTTCTAACTAACTGTCTATCCAGTTCGCCTACCCCTTTTGTAATTGCAGCAGACATATCATTAATTATTCCATTTTCTCCAATTTTATCTGACACTTTTATTAAGCTAGCCATATGATTTTCTAGATTTTTTAATTCACCTTTTGCTGTTTTAGTACCTCTCAAGTTACTCATTAAATGTTCTTCGCCTGGTGGATCAATTAAATATAAATTAAAATTATATCCACCAATAGTAATAATTTCTAATTTAAAAACCAGTTGTGAACGACTACTCTCTTCATTACCTATATTATTCTTTGCAATATCATTCAAATATACACCACCAAATTTATAAGCTTTTTTGGGCCAATTATTGTATTTTTCTTTATATTCATTAAAATATCTTTGTATGTCAGTATGTTCTTGACTGTCAGTATCTTCCATAGCTTTCTTAAAAATATGAAATCTTTGTGATTGAGGAGTTTTGACGTCTTTATTACTCTGTTCATATTTCACAATTTGTCGTATATCATTTTCCAGTTTTATGTCATCATAAATTTCAAAATGATCATTCCAATGGCTCAATTTTTTATTTTTTGTGTCGACCGATTTCCATTTAAGTGAATTAATATACGGTTTTATACTTTGTATCAATTTTTCTTTGAAATCTGTTTTATCTCCAATTTTTTCTATAAATTTTTTTATAAGTATTTCATCCGTATTTTGTCTCCCCACTAAATGATATCCCTTCGCAGCTTCGTATATTATTTCACCATCTTTAATACCTTTTTTCCAATTTTTAGCCAACTCCCTTGTATCAAGTTTTAATCTACCTGCAGATATCTTTTTTATTTTTGTGATAATGTTTTTGATAATTGTTTCGACAGGTATTTTTTTTTGTTGGATATTTTCCGTTTCTGTTGATGGGATATTTTCCGGTTCTCTTAATGGGATATTTTTCTCTTCTTCTAATGGAACACTGTTAAAAGCATTAAATTCATAATGTGTAAGATTTATTTTGTCTATGTTGTCGTAAGGAATTTTATTAAATACAGTTGTTAAAGCTTGTTGAAATATACCGGATGGGTCTTTTTCATCTAATCCAAGGCTATATGTTTTACCAGTTCCTGACTTCCCTATTGCAGTAATAAATAAATTTACAGATTCTCCTAAATCAACCAAGTATTGTATTTTGTCTGCTATTAATTCGTTTGCTTTACCACCACCAACGGTAGTTATTTCTAATTTATTATTTTTTTCAGATGATACTATATATTCTAAAGAATTATTCAAGTCTGTTTCTGTATCTTTACCCATTTTCGAGTTACCTGAATTTATTTTTGCATTTTTATTATATGTTAATACTAACATTTTTTCGCTTAACTTAAGTAATATTTCATTTATTTTTTTAAATAATTTATCCAATTCATCTTCCTTAAATTCGATTGCACTATTAATTTTGAAATTCTTATTTTTATATATTACTTCCTTACCAAAATCTTTCTTAAATTTTTCTATGTCCTTTTGTGCAACCTTTTGTAATGTATTATTAATTTTTTTAATCATTTGTTGGTCTGTTGCCTTTTGTACTGCTGCCTTTTGTACTGCTGCCTTTTGTACTGCTGCCTTTTGTACTGCTGCCTTTTGTACTGCTGCCTTTTGTACTGCTGCCTTTTGTACTGCTGCCTTTTGTACTACTGCCTTTTGTACTGCTGCCTTTTGTACTGCTGTCTTTTGTACTGCTGCCTTTTGTTTTTGTTTTTTTTGTTGTTCCTTCTTTTTTTTTTCTTCTTTTAACTTGGATTCTTCTTTCTTCTTTTTTTCTTCTGCATCATATGTTTCTTTTTTATTGGCTTCTTCGTTGGCTTCTTCTGCATTGGCTGTTGATTTGTCTTCTGTGTTTTCTGTGTCTTCTGTGTTTTCTGCTGCATTGGTTTCCCAAAAATTGTCACCCATTGCAAATAAACATTGCAATGTTGCATTTAAATAACAAGTTTGTGATGGGTTGCTTATACCTTTTGGCTCACCTCCCAAGAGCTTCTCGTCTTTTTCGACGTAAAAAAAACCAAAAGGCTGTCGTTGTTCTACATATTTAATGTGGTCTAATACCCATTTAAGTTTTCCATCATCATCCAAAGTACTATATGATGCTTCTTTGTTATACATTTTTGTAATTCTTACCATTTCTTCTTTCTTCATTTTTCTCAATACTTCTTGTTCTTTAACTAGTTTGGTATTTGATATTTTCTGGTCGTATAATTTTCCCACTGGATGCAGATTTTGCTTGACTTCAGTATTGTTAAGAAATCGTACCATTTCTACTTCTGGGCTATCTCTTTTATAAATAGATTTTACGTCTTTATCTGAAATAAAAAACCACCCCGCCTTATACTTAACATATGCCACATAATGACCACCACCATCGCCACCACCGTGACTAATAATAGCTCGCAAATCGTATTTTGTTTTATTTATAGTAATATCTGCTATATTATCATAGTTGTATTCCGTGATAATTTTATTAGACTTTTCGTTGTTTTTATTTAAGGATCTAGAAAATATTATAAATTTATTATATTCGTATGTCGTTTTAATGTAGTGGTCGTCTTCTATTTTGCATTCCCAATCTGGCATATCTTTCTTATTGAAATATCTATCAGGTATATTATCACGTTCCAATCTCTCACTTGTTTCTATTACATTATTGGAATTCAAAAAATTTTGGTAGTCTGTTATGGTATTTGGAATCATGTATTGAATTTGTGTTCCGCCTTGTCCTCCTCCTTCTAGATCTACGTTAGTGTTACAAGTAACTTTACTAGTCGTTTTTATTTCCCATGGTTTGTTTTCAGAACCAAACTCCAGTATATTAGAGAGAGCGTCAGTCACCCAACTACCCTGATACGTTATATCATGTACATACACATTCTTTATTTTTTTATTGACAAAATTTATCACAGTGTCTTTTTCTACAACATCAGTTTCTTTTTCGAAATACTCATTTTTTAATTTGTTGAATGCATTTAAACCTTCTTTATTTTCTTCTTTAATTAAAGATTTACTTTCGAAATTATCTTTTGATTTACCTTTTTGATGAATTTGGTCACCTGTTTGGTTACCTGTTTGGTTACCTGTATTGACACCTGTATTGACACCTTTTTGATAACCTATTTCGTCACCTGTATTGACACCTTTTTGATAACCTATTTGGTCACCTGTTTGGTCACCTGTATTGACACCTTTTTGATAACCTATTTCGTCACCTGTATTGACACCTTTTTGATAACCTGTTTGGTCACCTGTTTGGTCACCTGTTTGACCATCAACTTTCAGTTCCAAATTCACATCGTTTAATTGTTTATCGTTCGATGAGCGTCGATTTTCCAAAGTAAGTTTACTTTCTTCCAACCCTATTATATTGTTTCCATCTTTCTGTTCCCATTTTTTATTTAACGTGAATATATTACCGTTTATTTCCTTAATGCTATTTTCAGTTGTACCAATATATATACGCATTTTCGGTTTAAACTCGCCTTGATTTTCTAGTACTTCTATTTCTGTTGGGATTTTACTCGATGTTATTTTACCGATGGCAACAATTTTACTTATTTTCATACCTTTTATTTCTTGCTCTGCTATTGAAGAAGCTGCTATTGAAGATGCTGCTGCTGCAACAACTTCTGCCTCTCGAACAACTTCTGCCTCTCGATTTCCTACGTCAACTTCTTTCAAAATTACCGCTTCTTTTACCTTATCAAACTCGTCAAAATCGTTTAAAAAATTACCAATATTTATTTTATAAATCTGTTCCGCACCCGGTTCCAAGTCAAGACTATAACCATTGCTATCCTGAACAAATATTAAACTATATTTTTCATCATAACATAAAGTATAATTTTTTTTTAAGTCAATAGGTATCGTTCCATTCATAAACTTTATCCCAATTGCAAAATTTTCAAAAATTTGTTTATCATTTTGATATATGGGTGTATCATCATCTGGATTAAAAAAGAACTCATTTATTACATTCTTTGAATTAAAAATGAATGTTGTAAATTCATCTTTTATATTAAAATCATTCAAATCATTTATTGAACCTAAAATATTTCTTTCTCCAAAATTTTTACTGTCTTTAAAATTGTCGTCTTTAAAAATAGTATTTAATAACCCCATTAAACCTTTCTTTGTAGCATTTACTGAATATCCAACAAACTGACTTCTTTTTATATTACGTAGCAACTTTTCTTCAGATAATATTTCATACACCTTTGTTATTCCATCACCGTCACTGATTTTCTTTCTTTCTTTTTTAATTAGTGTATCCTCTTCTGCTGCTGGTGCTGGTGCTTCCTCTTCTGGTGCTTCCTCTTCTGGTGCTTCCTCTTCTGGTGCTTCCTCTTCTGCTGCTGGTGCCGCTTCCTCTTCTGCTGGTGCTGCTTCCTCTTCTGCTGGTGCTGCTTCCTCTTCTGCTGGTGCTGCTTCCTCTTCTGCTGGTGCTGCTTCCTCTTCTGCTGCTGGTGCTGCTTTTGCTGCTGCTGTTTTGGCTTCTGCTATTAATTCAAGTTTCTGTTTACTTGCCAACATATATATAATGATTATACAATTTTTTTTAAATTACTAAATTTAACTCAAATATAATAGTGCTTCTTTTTGTATTGTCAAAATAATCATTTTCATTAATTTTCAGTATACCTTCATTTTCATACTTAAAAAATTGTGTTTTTTTTGTAATTTTAAAATCACTCGATAATAGTTTAAATTTTCTATTACAAATATTGATTTCTACAGATTCATTTTCATATAATTCTTTAATATCAATATTTTTTTTATAATAAATATTATTATTATGGTCTATAAAAACATTTTTTTGAATATCTGGAATAATTTTTACAATTAAATCACTTTTAATATTATTTTCAATATAATCAAAATATAATTCATTATGCCATAGTGGTACAAAATACTCATTTGTTGAAATATCTAGTTTGTAAATTTTATCGTGCATGACATCTTCTAAAGAAGGGTTTAATAAAATTATATTATCATTTTTCATCTTTTCTTGTACAATTTTTTGAATATTATCCATTGTATTTTTATTTATTATCCCATAATCATTTATTTTTTCAAGAAAATCAAATACTTCCAAAGCTCTATTTTTTTCTAATTTTTCAAAAATAGTATACGGTAAATTTTCACATTTATTCAATATATTTTTTATTGTTGTTTTAATAAAAATTTTAGTCCAATTATTCTTTGGTGGATAATATTTCGTAATCAACTCTTCCAATAATATATCAAAGCTGTTTTCCGTATCTTGTTTTAAAAAACTCTCTTCGGAATTATACTCACACAAATTTTCATAGGCCTTCACAATTTCTCCAAATTTCTCTTTATTACCATGCCTTTTATCCGGATGGTATTTTAAACTAGATTTTAAATATGATTTCCGTATTATTTTATATGTTAATTCATCGATAGGTACATTTATTTCTAATATTTTCATCGATTCTTTTACGTTCATTATTGATATTAAAAAATGTTTTATTATTTTTAATATCAAATAAGTATTAAATCTTTTTCTTTTTTTTATCTTTTTTCATCTTTTTCTTTTTCATCTTTTTCTTCATCTTTTTCTTCTTCATCTTTTTCTTCCTCTTTTATTAATTTAATTATTTTAAAGAAAAAAAGTTCCAAATGCGTAATAGGTCTATAATTATTGTTATAGTATTTTAAAAATGAATATTTTTCATAAACAATTTTTTCATAATTTTCTTTATTAATATGATTATTTTTTATTAATTCCGAAAAAATACATGAAATTGTTTCTTCCAAATTAATATCATAAATAAATAAATCATATAAATTGTCTCTAAATTTTATGAATTCCAATTTGTCATAATTTATTAAAGAATTATATATTTTTTGAACAACGTTTTTTTCAAACATATTGTTATTATTATCAAATTTACTTATAATATCTTTCAAATTTTTAACATTTGTATTTTGTAAATTTTTATTTTTCGAAATCTTTTTATAAGTTGATAATGTTGGTTTTGAAAATGAAATTATTTTAGCTCTTTTCAATATAATTGAAGGTAAAAAACTAACCTGTTCCGTCAAAAATATAAAAATTATATTCAAATTCTTATGGTCTATACTTTGCATATAACTATAAAAGTTTTCTAGTAATTCTGTATGTATTTTATGAAAATTTTTACACACTATAATATTATTTACCTGTTGTCGTGTATTACACACATCCAAAATATGATAATATAATTTATTAAACAAAATTTTAGCATTACAACCCAATAATTCCATATCAATTTCAAAGTGTATATCGCTCACTTTAAACGTGTAATCATATTTATTATTGTATTTATATGTAATTTTTCTCTCGTATTTTAATTCTGAAGGGCTAAATTTTTTAATGAAATTTAACATTTGAGAATATTTTCCAACACCAGACGGTCCATAGAAAATTAAATTAGACAATTCACTTATATTTTTCGGTAATGACTCAAAAAAAGGCGCCATTTTACTATGTATATTATATTTTTTTACCGCCTTTGTATAATCCACGAAACTCGTTTCCAAATACTTCATTATTATTATTATTTGGATTATATTTAACTTTTTTAAAAGTTAAATATAAATAAAAAAAAAGTATAATGGATAAAAAATACAATTCAATAATAGAAAGGTTAGACAAATTTAGAGAGAAGTTTCCAAATATTACAAATTTATGGGATGATTTTCTACAAAAAAAACAAGCTAAATTTTGTAAAAATTTAGATGAAGCTGAATATTTTTTGAATAATTGTGATACAATTTTGAAAGACGATTTGAAACCTGAAACCATAACACTGTTATATTTAATTTTTAATAACCATTTAAATGAAACATGACATATTTCATTAATATGTTATTATGTTTAAAAGACACACAATTTAATAAAAATAATTTATTAATTAACAATAAAATTAATAATAATGTTATTAATAATTCCTTTTTTTATAGGATTTATTATTCAACGAAAAATGCCATTTTAAATGGTATTTCAATGGAATTTGTATTCAATAATATAATTGTTGAAAAACATTTTAATAAAATTAAAATAAATTTTAATAAAAAAGATAATTTTAATACCATTAGTAAATTGGTAAAAATAGAAAATGATTTGATGAATATCCTCGATATCGATAAAAAAAAAAAATTTTTATTGAGAGACCAACTGGAAAACAATTATATAAAAATAATTAATAACGACAATAGAAACGCCAATTCCTTAAAATTAATATTAAAGATTTCCGGTTTCTGGGAAACAAATCATGATTTTGGTTTAACATTCAGATTTTTAAATATTTGTTAACTATATTTATTTAATATTTGTTAAATATTTATTAAATATTTGTTAGCCATCTGTTATTTTTTTATTAATAATAATACTAATATTAACCACCATTACACCCAATAAATAAGTAAATAAAAATATTGATAATAACATAACAACATTACCACAATTAGGTAACATATCTTCCAATTGTCTAACAATTTGTTTGTTTAAACTAATAAATAGAAAAATGAAAAGTATTAATAAATTGGATGTTTTTATATAGAATGGTAAATCACCACTATCTATAGCACCGTCAAATAATTTCTTATTTTTTAATGAAATTACTGTCAAATATAAAGTTGAAAAGAATAATATAATATTAAAAAATAAATATAACATATCAGTCGCATTTATAGACTTATTCGGGTCACCAGTGACAAAATTACTCAAAATTGTCCACCCTAATAAAAAAGTAAATATAACGTATGCAAATGTAAATTTTTGTATTGCCATGGCAAATAAGGCACCAATACCCATACCCCAATTCATCATTTTATCGACATCACCCATAATTATATTATTATATGATATTTTTTTTATCAATATATGTGTTAATCAATATACGTGTTAATCAATATATGTTAATATTTAAATATTCCCCAATACCCAATCCATATCAATATCTTTCCAAGCTTTATTTTTTATAGAAATAAACTTTGGTTTTTTCATATCCATTGTTTTATAAAATACATAAGGTCCAAATTTACCTTGCCTTACGGAAGCATTATCATTTATTTTTTTCAATATGTTAGATTTATTTCCAATGTTATTTTCCAATATTTTTTTAATATCATATAAAGTTATTTGCTCTATCTTTTTATTTAAAGACTTCAGTGATTTATTTTTCCCATTAAATGAGAAATATAAACCAAACTTCCCAGTCTTTACAATAATATCTTCACCTTCTAGTTGACCTAAAGTTTTCGAATTATTTTGTTGAATTATTTCTTCTAATTTATAACCACCGTTTTTTAATTTTTCAATATCTATATCAGGTCTTACCTTTTTAAATGAAACCTTTTCACCTTCGCATAATATAACCGGTCCATATTTCCCAATAATCCATCGATGTTTTTCATCTATTTTAATACCTTTATTCATTTTACTATCTTTGCCGTTTTTAATTTGACATTTTGAAATATTTTTTATTGCTAAATCTATTTCTTTTCTACATTCATCACACAATGCTTTTAATTTAAACTCCCCAGCACTAATTTTATCTAAATTAGCCTCCATGTTTTTCGTATAATCATAATTAAATAAATTATCAAAGTATTTGTTCAAAAATTCAATAACAATTATACCAACGGGTTGGATGACTAATTTATTTTTTTCATCACCAAAGCTTTTAACAACCTTTTCTTCAATTATTTCACCAGAAACCAACTTTAAATTCTCACAATCCAACTTTTTACCATCTATATTAATCTTTTTCACATACAAACGTTCCATTATTTTCGAAACCAATGCCGAAAATGTAGACGGTCTACCTATACCGTTTTTTTCCAATAATTGTACCAACCTTGCTTCAGTATAATGTGTTTTCAATTTTTTTATTGTTATGTCACATCGTATTTCTGTATAGCGAACTGTACTTTTTTTGAGAGAATTTAAGAATTCATACACTTTATCATCCTTTACTATACCTTTTACTTTTTCCCATCCTGCGAAAATATTCTTTTCACTATTGTTTTTAAACTTTGCGATAGGTGCATCTATTACACTAGAAATTACATCGTAAATGGATGCGGACATACAACTTTCTAATGCATTTGTCCAAATTAAATTATATAATTTCTTCTCCATTTCACCGATGGATGGGTTCTGTACAACATCTTTCATTATATCGGTTGGTCTTATAGCCTCGTGAGCTTCTTGTGCCAAACTATTATTCTTATCTTTATCATTTTTATCACTCTTACCAATCTTATCATCACTTTTATTTAAAGAAATGTTATCTAATTTCCCAATATATTTAATATCCCATTTTGTTTGAATATATTTTTTAGTTTTATCAATAAATTCAAGAGAGTATTTTGGATTATCCGTTCTCATATACGTTATATATCCATTTTCATATAATTTTTGTGCCAAAGACATGGTTGTTTTCGGAGAGAAATTATATACATTACTAGCTTTTTGCTGCAATGTTGATGTTGTAAATGGTTTCGGTGCACTTTTTTTGACGCGTTTTTTGTTGGTTACAGTTAAAATATGTTTAAAATCTATATTTTTTGTAAGAAAATCTTCAGCTATTTCCTTTTTAATGAAATTTTTATTTAATTTATACGGTATATTCAAATGCGTAAAAGTACCCTTTGTTTCATAAACAGTTTCACCTTTCGCACCTTTACATTCCAAATCATTTTCATATACTAAATTTAAAGCTGGTGTTTGACATCTACCTGCTGATAAACCGGTGGCATGTTTACGTGTAATATATTTCCATAATACCGGACTTACTGTAAAACCAACAATTAGGTCGAGGATTTGCCTTGCTTGTTGTGCTTGTACTTCATCCATATTTAATAGAGTCGGGTTTTTTACGGCGTGCAAAATAGCATTTTTAGTAATTTCATGAAAAATAATTCTTTTTGTGCTTTTTATAGGTAGATTAAATAATTTACAAATGTGCCAAGCTATAGCTTCACCTTCACGGTCATCATCTGTAGCCAAAATAACTTCGCTTGCCTTTTTAATCGCAGCTCTCATTATGTTTACATATTTTTTCTTATTATGAGATACTTTATAATCCACTTTATAATTTTTATCAATACTTTTCAAACCATTTGCGAATTCACGAAAATGTCCAAAACTAGCTATACATTTATATTTTTTTCCAAGAAAACCCTCAATTTTTTTACATTTCGCTGGGGATTCAACAATAATTAATATCATTTAAATATAATTAATTATATGGTTAAATATTTAAACTATTTCGAAAATTCAATTTTTTCTGTTTTTTTTTTATTTATGTAAAAAAAAAAATATAATATTATCCATTATTGTAATCCCAATTCTTTCAAGTAATTGTCCCAAAAAGCAATAATTTCTTTATTAGAAATATGCTTCGTTTCTTTCGTATTTTTTTTACCAGAATTATCATAACAACGTAAAATTGTTTCATTAAATTCAACATTACACCAACTCGGTTTAATTTTTTCCACAACATCGTCTTTATAATAATAAATTTCATTCATTGGATTATAATTACTACTCGAAAATTTTATTTGAATTTTATCAATAATAATATTTGCAATTCTTTTTGGGTATTTCTCTTTTAAAAATTTTTCATTTTCATAATTTTTAGGTACAATTGTTTCACCAATAAAACTCGGAATATCTCTAGACATTAATCTCTTTGTTGATGATGATTTTATTTTACATAATTTGCAAAATACTACAGAATCGGTTAATTCGATAAAATCTACTTTACCTTTTAATAATAAATCATGCAAATTATTAAGAATATCAAGAATTATATATTCATGAGATTTGACGGCATGATGTGTATATACCGATTTGTGTAATCTATATCTAGTTGTAAACAACGAAAATATTTCATAATTTAACTTGTGACACCATGCCAGTGTGTTTTCCCCATCTACAAAAACAACCCTAACATCTGTAATTAATCTTTTAAAGTTATTATTTTGTCCTATTTCCCCAATATAAAACGAATCTCGTTGTATATAATCTATTTTATCCACATCTAATTGACATTGTTTATTTGCGATAATCTGATAGTACCATTTATTTACATTTTTTTTAGATGGATTAATTAATTCACAAATGATTTCAAATTCTTCATCACCAATACCTAATTTATATTTTTTAATCATATTTTTAAATATATCACAACCTCGTTCTTCATGGTCCTTTTCATCTTTCGAAATTACATAATTATCCCATAAATGACTGAAAGGACCGTGACCAATATCATGAATTAACCCCGCAATTTCAATTAAATCAATATCTCTTTGTGAAATATTCAACAATGGTTGGTTTTTTTTTATATTTTCTATCATTGTTTTTCCCAGATAAGATACAGCAATACTATGTTCAAAACGGGTATGGGTTGCACTAGGAAATACATAATTGGTAGCACCAAGCTGTTTTAAATCACGTAATCGTTGAAATTCAGAAGTATCTATTATTTTTTGCATATTTTTATTTATAGGTATAAAACCATGTATAATGTCATATATATTTTTTGTTTTATTCATTTTTAATGTTTTTTTAATGTTTTTTTAATGTTTTTTTAATGTTTTTTAATGTTTTTTAATGTTTTTTAATGTTTTTTAATGTTTTTAATGTTTGTTTAAAAATAAATCAATTTATTTATCTAATTTTTTGAATTCACCCCAACTTACATTCTTTGCTTTTCTAGTTTTAATGGGTTTTTTATTTTTTTTATCCAATTTTTCACCTTCTCTTATTGCACTATCAATATAAATTTCTTTCAGAACCTTTCCAACCTGCACACTTGCTTCATGTTGGTCGCACTCACCATCTTCTATTTTTTTCAAAACGAGTAGGAATTTATTAAATAAATTCAAATCGATATTATCTTTATATATTTTATTGAAAATATTTGTATAATTTTTATATAAGAAAAAACATTTCTTTTCAACCATATTACGTAAATTTTTGCTATTTAATCTGGGGTATTTCTTTTTCAATTCAATAATTTTAGTAATATCGTCGCGGATTTTTTTACTGTGTTTTAAATCCCTTATTTTTTCAGTAGTGGATTCATATTTATATTCTTTTACCAAATTTTTCAAATCTATACTTTCATTCATTAAAATAATTATTTAATTTGTTTTTATATTTATATTTATATAATATATAATGGTAAAACGATCAAAAAAAATGAAAGGTGGTGCAGTAGACTTACAAAAAACTGAAAAGGATGATACTGGTTGTACAACTGCTTCAGACTGTGCTACACAACAATTGGACAATCAACAATCAGCTGGTAAAAAACAGATTGAAATGAGGAACCAAGCTGGTGGTGCACAATTGATTGCTGCAGACAATGTTAAAGGTTCTTCAAATGCAGATGCTCTTTTACAAGAAAGAGTGCAAAAAACAGCTTATAACGCACAAGCACAAGCAGAATTCGATAGCTGTGCAGGGAAATCAAAAGACCAATGTGGTGGAAAATCTAGAAAGAGAAAATCTAGAAAGAGAAAATCTAGAAAGAGAAGAAAATCTAAAAAGAGAAGAAAATCTAAAAAGAGAAGAAAATCTAAAAAGAGAAGAAAATCTAAAAAGAGAAGAAAATCTAAAAAGAGAAGAAAATCTAAAAAGAGAACTACATGAAAGAATTTTATGGTTTATTAAAAGAAAAAAAAAATCGAAAAGAGATGTGGGGGTATGTTAACCGAAAGTATTATTTAAAATAAATTTTTAAATAATAAAATAATTGTATATTTTAATACATATGAGTTATTTTTATGATGTAATGTCTTCATTTTTAATATTCTTAATATTCGGTTTTATATTTTTAGGTTTAGTTATTGCCATGATGGCAAAAAATATAGAAAAAAACTGGCCAATATATAAATGTAATCCTCTGGTGATTCCTTTGGCAGGATACCTTGGAAAAGACGCCGCACGTAATTTTACAGAATGCATTGGTGATATACAAGGTGGTTTTATGGGAATGTTTTTAGCCCCATTAAAACATGTTATGGGTATGTTAGCTGGGATAGGTGACACCATAACGGAATCTATACAAAGTGTTAGAGTTATGTTCGACTCATTGGTTGGCAATATAGTTGGTATGTTTGGTTCTATTTTAGGTATATTTTTTAACGTAGCAATAACATTTCAACTATTAATGGCAAATGTGAAAGATTTATTAATGAAAATAACTGGTATTTTATACACACTTGGTTTATTTATTTCTGCAGCTACAATATCAGCAGAAAGCATAAACAATAGTCCAATTGGTATGATGATAGATGCTTTTGGTTGTTTTCCAAATGATACAAAGGTAGAATTATTTGATGGTTCATATAAAGAAATGTCAAAATTAAGTTTAGGAGATAAATTAGTTTCAGGTGGAAGTGTACATGCTATTTTAAAGGTAAGAGGTAGTGAAAAAAACCCATATTATAAAATTTATAGCAATGAATTAAATAAAGATATTTATGTCACAGGTGACCATTTAATAAAAGTAAATAATAAATTTATACCTGTAAAAAATTATAAATATTCTGAAAAAACAAATAATTGGGATTCGGAAATGTCTTGTTTAGTTACAACAAATAATTTAATACCAATTGGTGAATTTATTTTTTGGGATTGGGAAGATTAACTTCTAAAATTACACAGACGAATTACATAGACGAATTACATTGAAATTCATTCAAAGGTTAATTCTATTAAATATTATCCTATCATTATATAAATGGATAATATTACCAAATTAAAGAAATTATTATTATTAATGGAAAAACAAAATAATTATTTTTATATACATGGTGGTGATATATTGGTATCATTCTTTACATTAATAATTGCAATGTTTATTTTTTCATATATTTCTTTAAAAAAAAAACAACATTTTTATAAAAAAAATTGGCCAAAATATAAATGTGAACCATCTATTACCCCCTTTGCTGGGTTTTTAAACCCACCACCTGGTAGTAATTTTGAAGAAAAAATGGATTTTACACTAAAAAACTATGCAATGTGTAATGCAACTATTTTAAAATCTAACGTTGGATTATTTACAAAACCAATTGGTGGGTTTCAAAAAATGATGGCAGGTTTAATTATTATCGCCTTATCGGGGTTGAACTTTATTCGTACGATGTTCGATGTTATAACAAAGCATTTTATGAAATTTATTGGTTTATTATTGGGTAAATTTTTTAATATACTTATTGCTTTACAAGTATGGTTAGCAAATTTAAAAGATACATTTTGGAAAACAGGTGCAGTAATGATTAATATGTTATTTTTCAGCATTGGAACTTTATACACAGCAATGTCATTTCTAAATAATTTACTGGCGGTTGTTATAATTATATTGGCAATAATAACCGTAGTATCTTTGTTCAACTTGGCACTAATATGGATAGTTCCGTGGTTTGGTATACCGTCTTATATTGCATGGTCCATTGCATATATAACTACAGCTACGCCATTTATAATTGTTGCTATTTTCGCAGCAATTATTAACAATGTTGTTTCGAAATCACAATGTGATGGTGACCCAAACTGTTGTTTTCATGGAGACACCAAATTAAAAACTGAAAGAGGTATAATTAAAATGAAAGATATCGTAGTCGGTGATAAATTGGATAAAAATGTTGTTCATTCAATAATGAAAGTAAACGCTGGTGAACCGTTATATAAATTAAATAATGTTTTGGTATCCGGTAATCATTATTTTTATTGCAAAAAAAATGGTTATATAAAGGTAAAAGATTCCAAACAAGCAAAAATATCAAATATTAAACCGAAATTTTATTACTGTTTGTTAACTTCAACCAAAGAAATAACTATAAATAACACGCTATTTTGTGATTGGGATGATTTAGATATTACAGATATTATGCAAATTAAAAATAAATACAATATTGATAAAATAGAAGATTTAAATCATAAATTCAATACTTGTTTACACCCAGATACCATTATCTGTATGAAAAATAACAAAATAAATAACAAAATAAATAACAAAATAAATAACAAAATAAATAACAAAATAAATAACAAAAAAAATATAAAAAATATAAAAATAGGCGATATACTAATTGATGGTTCTATTGTTCAATCTATAATAAAAACGAAAGAACCTGAAAATATTACAAAATATCAGATTAACGATAAAACATTTTACGGAAAAAATATATATTTTTCAAATTTAGGAGATTTTAATAAAATAAAAGAAGAACAAATTAAAACAACTGAAACTATGTTGTATTATAATATTACTACAAACACCGGTAATTTAAATATCAATGATATTGAAATAAAAGACCACAATAACATTTTTGATACATTTGATGACGCAAATAGAATATTATGATATCCCAATTAATAATTATATTATCTAATTAAGTATGTATAATGATTATTAAACTTCTTGGATACAAAATAAGAGTAGAGATTGCAATTATATGCGTAGTCCTTGGTATAATTATAGGCGTTACAACCATGTGTGGTTGTAACAAAGAAAATTTCGTTGCACCAAGTAGACCATCTACCATAAATGATAATGGTATGGGTATTGGGGTACCAGGTCAAAATACCGGTGATGAATCTTGGCGAAAACATATGCCAAATAATTCAGAAATGAATATGAATGATAATAAACATGATATGTCGTTTTTCTCAAAAAATAACTTTAAACCCGAATGTTGCAGCTATTCTTCCTATAGTGGGTCTGGTGGTTGTGCATGCATAACATCAGAACAATCAAAGTTTGTTGATAACCGAGGTGGTAATTGCAGCGGTTCCGACTGTTCTTTTTAATTATTTCTTAAATTTAATTTACATTTATCGCAAAAAATAATTATTTGACTACCTTCGCCATCAGGTTTATCAATATAATCCTTTATCCAATTATGCTTACACTCTTTCCTTATAATTATTTCTGTATTTTTTATAATCTCTTTCAACTTTTTAATATCATGTTCTTTTCTCCACAATTCGGTTGTTAAAAATTCTCTATTTTTTATTAATGCAGATAATATCATTATTTACATTAATACAGATTTTTATTTAATTCATTTTACCTTAATTTAATCTTTATCTTATTTTTATCTTATTTTTATCTTATTTTTATTTTAATTTTATTTTTACATTTCTGTAAATTCTTTGGTATGTAATTTAATACATTTTACATAATTTATTTTTTTTTTATATTCAAAATTTGTACCACTACCCATACCAGTACCTTCTATTTCAGCATAATGTTTTTTATAGTCCGTAGTTGAATTAATAATTAAATCAGGACTTCCATGATTTGTTAAAATATTCCCAGTATAAGCATTACTAATATCCACATTATCTTGATTATTATTTTTAATTATTGCACCTTTATTTTCAGGATATTTTTCTACATCATAATTGTTACTCAAATCCGATTTGGCACTAATGCATTTATTATTTTGATAATAATCGAAATAACCCTTTGTCAAATTTATAAGATTTGTATGATTGTTGACTTTAGTAATTTTATTTCCATTTATACATGAAATTTTATTTTTTATTGGGTTATTTGATAAATCATAAAACAAATTCAAATTTCTTTTCCTTTCTATGTATTCTTTAGCTGTTTTATTTTGATTGCTATTTCTAAATATATTCATATTATGTATAATAAAGATAAATTAAAATCTAATAATTTATTATATTTATAATGGACAAATTAAATTATGATTTGGACAATTATTCACAAAACGATTTATACGATATGTTTGATATCCCAAGTAATGAAACTTTTGATAAAACCACCTTAAATAATAATTATAATAAAATGATTACAAATGTGAAAAGTGAAATTCACATACCCGAAGATGAAAAGGGTAATATTTTACTTTTTTTAGAAAAAGCATTCAAAAAATTACTCGAAAAAGATTCCGAATATAAATTAACAGTTGGCAATTTTATGCCAAATTTAGAAAAAAACACACTTTTTTCTAATGATAAACCAGTCATCAAAAAAGAATACAAAAAAAATTTGACTGCATTATTAAATCCCATAAAAACAAAAAGCGTCATAAAATTATTAAACATCAATACATTATTTCGAAAAAATTATTACAATCAAAAATCTACCGATTTTATAATTGATTTACCAGAAACATTAAAAAATGTTACAAGTATAACCCTGTCAAATACGGAAATACCAAACACAATGTACTCATTTTCTTCCGAAATTGGTACGAATGAATTTACCATTGAAACATATACAGATGCATACACTGACAAAAAATCAACAGTAGTGAGAATAAAAAATGGTAACTATTCTTCAACAGAATTAGTTGATTATTTAAATAGATTTGTTTTTTCAAAAGGCGACCTTAAAAGAATTGTATGTAATTATGATACAATTACTAGCAAAATATCTTTTTTTAGAGATACTAGACTCGCCGCTTCGGGTGGTGTTGGTAACGCAGATAATCTATTTTTTAATATTGACTGGCGATTAAAAGGTAAACCAAATCGTTCCATACAACTTAATATGGGTTGGCTTTTGGGATTCAGAAAAGAATACTATTCATACGAAGAAGACTATGTCGATGTTAGTGGTGTTTCTTTCGATAAAGGTGAAGGATTTGAATCAGAAGCGTGTTTTCAAAACACAAATGGACAAAGATACATCTTTTTATCAGTTGATGATTACAATAAAAATTTTTCAAAATCATTGTTTTCACCATTCGAAGATTCGGCAATCAATGATAATAATATCTTTGCTAAAATAAATAACGATAAAAATTCTTTTGATTATATCAACGGTGACGTGGAAAACCAATTTAAAAGACAATACTTTGGTCCGGTGGACCTTATGAAGTTGCATATAAAATTATTGGATGAATATGGCCGCGTTGTTTCGTTGAATAATGCCGATTTTTCTTTCACGTTGAGATTGGAACAACTTTATAATTTAAATGCTACTGAATAAACTACTTTTAGAAAAAGTAGGACAAAAACCAAGAAAAAAACTAATTTTTTACAATACATTTCCCAAAAAGTATGGGTATATGGGGGTACAATCCCAAAGGGTATGTGGGGGTTATAGGGGGTCTCCCCCTACATGTACATACCAAATGGAATAGATTCTTTATCTTCCTGTTTAATTAATTTATCAACAATAGCAGTTGTCACTTCAAATGGGAAACTAACCTCGATAATATCTTCTTCCTCAAAAAGAGTCATATCCTTCTCCATTAATCTATACAAGTTTAATTTACTATATATAATTTCCAAACACCGTTTAAAATTACGAACACCCTTTTCTTTTCCAGTATATTTATCAATAATATACTCGAACACATCTTCAGCAAATGTTATTTCACCTTCCTTAAAATTAATATTTTTTTCGATTTTTCGTATCATATAATCTTTCGCAATCACATTTTTATCCTTTTTATCGTACCCATTTGTTTTAATTCTATACATTCTATCTTTTAAAATAGGATTAATTTTATCTTCATGATTATAACTAAATATAAACAAAGCTTTACTTAAATCAAAATCCAAATTTGAAAAATATTTATCATGAAATTGTGAATTCTGCGTCGTATCGGTTAAATGTGTTAAAATACCAATTATTTCTTCACCTTTTGGTGTATTACTTACTTTATCCAATTCGTCAAAATAAAACACAGGGTTCATACATTTACTTTTAATCAATGTTTCAACTATTTTACCCCAAATACTCCCTTCATATGTATACGAATGACCTTCTAAATAACTACTATCTGTCGCACCACCAAGTGGAATAAATGCAAATGGTCTATTTAAAATTTTACTTATCCCTTCTTTCACAAGTGTTGTTTTACCAGTACCCATTGGACCTTGAATTGCAATTGCAGTACCGACCGCATTTGGATTACTTATCCATCCACCAATCATTTGCATTATTTGCATTTTTGCATCATTTAATCCATAAACAGACTCATCTAATATTTTTTTCGCATTTTTCATAAATTTTTGACTTTCTTCAATACCATCTTCTAATTTTACAGGAAGTGATGAATATTTTCCAAATGGAATACTCATAAAAGTATCTACCCAAAGTTTATTCTTATAATAATCACCCGTACTTGGATCCATTGTTGTTAATAAATTAACCTTTTTCATTGCTATAGCTTTAATTTCTGGGTCAATATCTGTTTCAATAAGCGAAATTTTATATGGTTTTGTTATTGTAGAAACTTTATTCATTTCAATCAAATTTTTCAAAATCTTTTTTTGTTCCACTATTTTCATATTTTTAAAATATGAGAAATCATTTGTAATATTTTTTTCTTTAAGAAGTTTTTTTAACCTACCAACATTTAAAATTGTTTGCTTCTTTTCCTTTTTTTTGTTTATAATAATATCTTCGTCTTTTATTTCTTTTATATAATTTTCAACTTTATTCTCATATTTTTGTGGATTTGTTTTTTTTAATAAAATCAAATCTTTCACACCTTTTGGTATTTTTTTCTTTCCAACTTTGGTATATTTATCAATTATAACATGGCCTCTTACATGCACCAATGGTTCAAACTCTTTATTTTTTAATTTAATATCATAAAATTTGTTATTTTTATAAACCTTTGTAATTGTACCAATATACTTTTTACCCCAAGTTTTTTTCTTTATCTTCACATTATCGTTTACTTTTAAATTTTTTAACATTTCCTTTCTTTTTTCACATTCTTTAGCCATTTTTTCTTCTTCCTTTTTCATGTCTTTTTCCCAGTCTTCCGTTTCACAATCGTCGACCACATCTGAATCACTAGATTCACCATCTTCAGTTTCACAATCGTCCTCTAAAATTTCCAAATTATCTTCATCATCAAATGTGTAAACAATACTAAATTTTGCCGGATTCATCATAATATTATCCATTTCATCAAGTTCTTCTTCTTCATCTGTTGGAAATTTATATGTGTCTGAATTTTCCATGGATTTAACTTTTTTCTTTTTTGCTTTGTTTGCCTTCGTTTGTTTTGCTTGTTTTGCTTGTTTTGCTTGTTTTGCTTGTTTTGCTTGTTTTGCTTGTTTTACTTGTTTTGCTTGTTTTGTTTGTTTTGCTTGTTTTGTTTGTTTTGCTTGTTTTACTTTTTTTGCCTTCGCCTGTTTTACCTGTTTTTCTTCCTTTGATGACTTCATTTTTTCAAATGTTTTTTTCTTTTCATTTTGTATTTGATTTTTTAAATATTGTGATGGAAATAATGTATTCAAAAATTCTTTGTAAGTATCGCTATCGGCAATTTCATCGACAATTTCATCGTCAAACTCTGGTAAATAATCGCTATCCGAATCACTTTCTGAATTTGATTTAGGAGTATTTTCATTATCACTCATTATTATTATTAATTAATATATAAATATTTATATTAATTTAAATCAATTTTAAATTTTTAAAATTCAACTTTTAAAATTCAACTTTAAAATTTTAAAATTGATTTAAAAAAATTAAACTAAATATTATATTATAAATATAAGAGATGTTCAATAATGATACAAATAAAATAAAAGCGTCTAAAATAATCGGTGTTCAATTCAGTGTTTTAAGTCCAAATGATATTAGAAAAGGCAGTGTCGCTGAAATAAACTCAAGAGATACATATATAAATAATAAACCGGTTTTGAATGGATTATTTGACCCACGGATGGGAGTTATTGACGCAGGTCTTATTTGTCCTACGGATGGATTAGATTATATCCAAACGCCTGGGTATTTTGGTCACATTGAATTAGCAAGACCCGTATTTTATATTCAATATATTAATACTTTAATAAAAATTTTACGGTGTATATGCATTAAATGTGGTAAATTAAAATTAAGTAAAAAAAAATATGATTTCCTTATGAAGAAATCACCAAAAAAAAGATGGGATTTTATTTTTAGCCATTCTAATAAAATAAAAAGATGTGGTGACGAAACTGAAGATGGTTGTGGATGCAAACAACCAAAAAAAATATACAAACAAGATTTGGCAGAAATTTATGCTGAATGGGAAAATACAGGCGGTATTACCAATAACGAAGGTGACGTAAATAGCAAACCAACCATCAAATTAACAGCAGAAACTGTATTGAGAATATTTAAAAGAATTTCAAACGAAGATATCGAATTCATGGGATTTAGTCCAATTTGGTCAAAACCCGAATGGTTTATTTGCCAAGTTTTAGCCGTACCACCCCCAGCAGTAAGACCATCTGTTAAACACGATTCACAACAAAGAAGTGAAGACGACATTTCACACATCATTGTTAATATTATTAAAGCTAATAAAACATTACAAGATAAAATAGAACAGGGTGCTGCAACAAAGGTCATTGATGATTGGACAACAGTATTGCAATATTATATCGCAACAATGATTGATAATAAAATACCCGGTTGCTGTCCTGTAGCACAACGTTCAGGTAGAGCATTGAAATCTATTAAAGAACGTTTGGTTGGTAAACAGGGGAGAGTAAGAGGTAATTTACAAGGGAAAAGAGTAGATTATTCTGCACGTTCTGTTATTTCACCTGATGCTAATATCAGCATTAAAGAATTAGGTGTACCATTGAAAATTGCGAAGAATATTACTTTTCCAAATAAAGTAAATAAAAGAAATAAAAAATATTTAAGAAAACTAGTTTTAAATGGACCTGAAAATTATCCAGGCGCAAACATTTTAGAAAGGAAAAATGGCGACAGTATTTCATTAAGATATGTAAATCGAGAAACATTGGAACTATATGACGGCGATATTGTTCATAGACATTTAATTGACGGCGACCCTGTCTTATTCAACAGACAACCCACATTACATAGAATGAGTATGATGTGTCATACGGTAAAAGTAATGAAAGTTGGTAATACATTCCGCATGAATGTAGGTGACACCAAACCATATAATGCAGATTTCGATGGTGATGAGATGAATATGCATGGACCACAAAGTGAAATGGCGCAATGCGAACTATTGGAATTAGCGGCAGTTCCACATCAAATAATTAGTCCAGCCAATAATCAATCAATTGTTGGTATTTTCCAAGATTCATTGTTGGGATGTTATCAATTCACGAGAAAAGATATTGTTTTCAATGAAAGAGCCGCGATGAATTTATTAATGTATAATAAAAATATAGATTTGAAACTTTTCGAAAAAGATACGATTTCCAGTTTTAATTTGTTATCGCAAATTTTACCACCGATGAATTGTAAATTTCCAAACAAACATTTTGAAGACGACGAAGATAAAAAAAATTCAAATAAAATTGTTGAAATTGTCAATGGTAAATACACAAGAGGCCAAATAGATAAGGGTGTTTTGGGTGGTAAATCAACAGGGTTAATTTTATCCATTTTCAACGATTATGACCATAAACACGCAACAGCTTTCATTGACGAATTACAATCAATGGTTACCGAATATATGAAATTATCTTCATATAGTGTCGGTATCAATGATTTAATTGCCAACGATGAAACAAATCAACAAATTCATGACGCAGTAGTAAAAAATAAAGAAAAAGTAAAAAAATTAGAAAATCAATTACATTTCGATGTTTTTGAAAATAATTCGGGCAAATCAAACAATGTTGAATTTGAAACACAAGTGAATTCAATTCTAAATAAAGCTCAAGAAGAAGCAGGCAAAATCGGAAGAAAGAGTTTAGATGGCGACAATAGATTTGTAATTATGGTAAAAGCCGGTTCAAAAGGAAATAACATTAACATTGTACAAATGATTTCTTGTCTCGGACAACAAAATGTAGATGGTAAACGCATACCATACGGTTTTGAAGACAGAACCTTACCACATTACACAAAATATGATGATTCGCCCGAAGCAAGGGGTTTCGTAGAAAATTCATTTATTCAGGGCTTAACACCCGAAGAACTATATTTCCATGCTATGGGTGGTAGAACTGGTCTTATTGACACAGCCGTAAAAACTAGTTCAACTGGCTATATTCAAAGAAGACTTATCAAATCGCTTGAAGATTTATGCGTTAAGTATGATATGTCTGTTAGAAATAACAAAAATAAAATTATTCAATTCAAATACGGTACTGATGGTATTAATACAATGAAAGTGGAGAACATTAAATTACCAATAGTAAAAATGACCACCGAAGAAATTTACGCTCATTTCCAAATCCCAAATTCAAAAGATGTTAAAAACTTCATGATTTCGAATTACAATAAAGAAACACAAAAAAGATTTAAAAAACAAAAAAAACAATTAATTATTAAAACAAAAAAAATAATAAATATGATGATGAAAAAACGCGAACAAATAGCAGAACACGTGTTCGGTAACCAAGATGATATTAATATCTATATCCCCGTCAACTTTTATAGAATAATAAATAATGTTCAAAATAATTTATATATAACTAATAATAATATTGTAGATATTACACCACTAGAGTTATATAATTTAATAGAAGAAAAATTAGATAGTATGTCTACAAATACATATGTAAAACCTTCAAAATTATTCGTAGTTGCCTGGTATTATTACCTATCTCCAAAAGATTTACTAACTGTTAGACGTTTTAACAAAAAAGCTATCGTACATCTTTTAAATATACTCGAATTCAATTACAAAAAATCAATCGTTAACCCCGGGGAAATGGTTGGGATGGTCGCTGCGCAGAGCATCGGCGAGCCAACGACGCAAATGTCGATGAATTATGAGAGCATATATGCTCTCATAAAAGTTGAGGGGCGAGACAAAAATACAAAAGTCAGTCACAAAAAATATAAAATCGGAGAATTATGCGATAGTTTTATTGAAAAATATCCAGAATACACTTTCCCAACTGGTCACCCAGATAGTGTTGAAACGCTTTTGGACAAATTAGATGAAGAATATTATATTATGGGTGTAGATGAAAATGAAAAAACCTCTTGGAGTAAAATTTCACATTTCAGTAGACATCCTGTAAATGGTGATATGGTGACAATTACTACTAAAAGTGGACGTAAAGTAACTACTACATTAAGTCATAGCCATTTAACTAGGAAGGAACATATGGTACAACCCATCAAAGGAAGTGACCTGGAAGTCGGTATGAGAATACCTGTATGCAAACATATTGACAACGAATTTGTTAATAAAACGGTAAAAATTGGAGAAAATACAATTGTATTAGATGAATTATTTGGTTGGTTCATTGGTGCGTATATAGCAGAAGGAAATTGTCATAATGGCAGAGTCAATATAACAAACATATCACAACATTATATTGATATGACGACAATTGTTGGGGAAATATTTGGTGCTAAAGTCTATGTTAATAGAAGACAGGGTGAGTACGGACCGAGCACTTCAACATCTTTCCAATGTAAAGAACTCGCCAAATTCCTCGTAAAAGAATGCGGACCGAATTCATTTGAAAAGAAAGTTCCTGATTTCATATTTACCGCACCATTGGAATGCAAATCCGCTTGTATTCAAGGATATATGGATGGGGATGGAAATATTAATTGTGATAAAGGACATCATGAAATCCGCGGTTGTTCTCGCAGCCAACAATTGGTTAAAGATATGGGATTATTGTTGAATTATTTCGATATTTTCGCAACATTCCGTGAAAATGTAAGACAAAAGAAACCATTTTATCATTTCGCAATTGCACATAGTTATAGTAATTTATATCAACAACACATTGGTTCTGTTTTGAAAGCAGATAAGTTGAAAGAATTATGTGAGTATGGAAATCGTGAAAACACACATAGTTTATCAAACGATGTAGATAAGATAGAAGGTTTGGGTGAAATCATAGCCAAATGTGGAAAAGATTTGAAATTACCTGGTCAAAGTAGAAACTATGGTCGATGGAAGAAAAAGCCAACTATTGGTAGAAGAACATTGAAAAAATACATCAAAATCTTTAAAGAGGCGATTGGAGAAAAACGTATGCTTGTAGAAGAAATGGGAATTTTGGAACAAGCTGCTTATTCTGGAATTATTTGGGATGAAATCAAACATATTGAGATTTATACACCGGACAAAAAAGAATATGTGTATGATTTTACGGTTCCAGAAAATCAGACGTTTATGGAAGACAATGGTGTTATAGTCCATAATACATTAAATACGTTTCATTTTGCAGGTGTGGCGAGTAAATCAAATGTGACCCGTGGTGTCCCAAGAATTGAAGAAATTTTATCGTTATCTGAAAATCCGAAAAACCCATCTGTTACAATAAAGTTAAAAAAGGATGAAGAAACTAATTTGGAAAAAGCGCAAGAAATTAAATATAATTTGGAATATACCAATTTAAGAGATATTACAAATACGGTTTCAATATGTTTTGACCCGAATATGAATTCAACAAATATCTCGGACGATGAGAAAATAATTGAAGAATATTTGGAATTCGAAAAAATGATGGTGGATTGTGGTGTTGATAGTGAATTTTCAGAAAGTGATAAATTTTCAAAATGGATTATTAGATTCGAATTATCAAAAGAAGATATGTTGGAAAAAAATATTTCAATGGATGATATTCATTTCGCTATTAAAAATAGTTTGAAAAATAAAATCAACTGTGTTTATAGTGATTTTAATAATGATAATCTTATTTTTAGAATAAGAGGTATTAACTTATCAAATAATAAGAAAAAAACATTAGACCAGGATGATGAAATTCATATATTGAAAAATCTTCAAAATAACATATTAAACAATATTATTTTAAGAGGTATCAAAAAAATCCCAAAAATTATTATTCGGAAAGTTACAAATGATTTATCTTTAAAAAATGGTAATTATATTAAAGAAGAAAAATGGGTACTCGATACAGTAGGTACGAATTTAATTGATATTTTGGCTGTTGAAGAAATCGATGCAAATAATACAATTACCAATGATATCCAAGAAGTGTATAGAACATTGGGTATAGAAGCTGCAAGACAAGCTATATTAAATGAACTTCAGGAAGCTATTTCATTTGATGGAACGTATATCGATAATCACCATCTTACAATGTTAGCTGATAGAATCACTGCAACTAAAAAAATGGTATCTGTTTTTAGACATGGTATCAATAATGATGATATTGGTCCTATTGCGAAAGCCAGTTTCGAAGAAACACCAGAGATGTTTCTGCGAGCTGCGAGACATGGTGAATTAGATTTAATGACAGGTGTTTCTGCGAATGTTATGGTTGGACAAGAAGGTTATTTTGGTACAGGTTCGTTTCAAATATTATTAAATTTAAAAGAACTTTTAAATGCAACTTCGAAAATGAAAGAGAAGGAAATGGAAAAAAATGAAAATATTGATGGACAATTAATAATTGATTCTGCAAACGACCCATGTAGTAAAGAGAATATCATCATAGAATCTAATGTTGAAGACGGCGTTGTCAATTCTGGTAATATACCAGATGATTACCAAATAGATTTTTAAAAAATGTATTAATGTATAAATTTATATATAAATGTATATATAAATGTATAAATTTTTCGGTGGTGTAGTTGTTTCAAGAATTTATTCATATTATATACTTCCAAAACATCATGGGTGTTCAACGTCTATAAAGTTGCAAATATATCCAATACTATACGATGGAATGATAATCATTCCATATAATAAAAAAGCAATACATATACATCATTGGGTTATCTATTTTTTTATTTTATTGGTTAGTCTATTTTACCATATTCCTGAATATATTATAGGGTTTTCTTTCGGATTATTTATACAAGGTGTACAATATAAGGATTGTTGTGTGTTTATTTGTGACAACCCGTATTAGATAATTTATGAAGTATATTTTTTTTTATTAATATAATATAATGTTAATAAAAAAAATAATAACTGTTATGCAGAATGATTTTGAAGAAAAAATTAATTACGGTTTCAATTTATATATAAAAACGCTAGTTTATAAATTAGATTCTGATATTGATTATTTTAACCATATATTAAAATATGAGTTATTTGTTGGTAAACAAGATTCCAATGTCGTATTGGAATCATATATTAAATCTAAAAAAATAAAAAATACTTTAGACCGATTTGTGAAAAAATACAAAAAGTACAAATATAAAAAATATGAAATCGAAACAGATTTAAGATTTATACCTTTTGAAAAATACGATAAGTGTGAAATCATACATATTATTGAAAATAAAACTGTATATTCGTTCAGAATATTGGACCTAATTCATCTTTTAAAAGTTTCTCTATACAACAATGAAAATATGTTTTCAATACCATTAAAATTAAAAAACCCATATACTAACATTTATTTTAAAAAATATAATTTATATAACATTTTAATAGCTTTTAATAAAACAAAGTATATATTACCTGAAATTGTTTTAAAATATTATAGAAGCAATTTTGATTTTTTATATTTCAAATTAGCTGCTTACCCAATTTTACAAGAAAATGCAATTGAAGATTATATAAAAAATGGTTACATCGGTGAATTATATGATTATATACTAACGCTTTGTCATTATTTTAGGAAGGAAACCAATTATATTTTAGTGAAAACAAGATTAAGTCTTTTTAGAAAATCGATGATGATATCAATATTTAAAAAAACTTTGCAATATTATTTGAAGAAGAAGTATTTATGCAATCCTTTAAAAAAGGATTTTTTCGAAAATAAATCATTGAGAGAGTTGAAGAATGTTATTGAAGAATATGGTGATGGGGAAAATTTTATCAAATTAAATAAATTACAGAGCATAAGATATGAGGCTTCTTCACTTATTAGTGACCTAAATTCTGTTAATGAATCGTTTAACAGCAACGTGCTTCGTGACGCTATTGTACCAATTGAACCTATTGAACATATTCCTCATGTTGCACCTATTCCATCGGTTGCGCCTATTCCTCCGGTTGCGCCTATTCCTCCGGTTGCGCCTGTATTAAATAATTTATCTTCGAGTAATTTCATTTTCAGACGTTCTTCTACCTATTTACAACCTATAAACCCATTTAGAACAGACAATGAATTACCTCGTTCTCCCAGAAATAATCAAAATAATATTAGAGATAGATTATCCTTTGGATTTTGATAAAGTTACTTTATTTTTAGTCTTGTGTGTTTTTAATTTTTTTTTACTTTTTAATATTTCGGCTTTATTATACATTGTTTCCTCTTTTTTAAAAATTAAAAATTTTTCTTTTGTTTTCTTTAAATAATCATTTATATTTGTAATTTTCAAAATATTTTCACTATCAATATCCAATATTTCATTGTCGATTAATATACTATTTTTATGTTGTAATAATCCCATATTAGGTATAAAATTATTTTCTTCCGAATTTTTGTAATCGTATGTTTTGTAATTATCCATTAACAGAACTACTGTGTTTTCTGATTCATTATCAACCAAAATTGCATTATTATTAATTGAACCAAGGGGGTTCCTCGAGATAACCATTAATCTAATATTGTAATGTAAAGCCAATAAAATAAATTCAAATTCCGTTAAATAATAAATTTCATTAAAAACAAGTGTTTCAAAATTATATTTTCCAATATAATTATAAATTTGCAATTTATTGGAAAGTTTAAATATTTCTTTAATATTTTTCTTTTGTTTTTCTTCTACAAATAATTCACTAATTATATTCGACAACTCCCTTTTTACATCATTTAAACCTATATAATTATTTAATTTCAATCGTATAACTTTTAACATTATTTCAAAGGAACATATTGCCGTATTAAAAAATTCAATTACCTTAAATCTATCTTTATTTAACATATTGAATTCTTTGAATTTATTTATATTAATTTTTTTATTAAAAGCGACTGTATTAATACATTTAATGGAACTACTGTATAAATCTTTTTCAAATAATGATTTTTGTACATTTCTTTCCCTTTTAGTTTCTTTTGTTTCACCTTTAGTTTCCCCCCTTGTTTCATCTCTAGTTTCCTTTCTATTTACTTCATCAATCATTTCGAAATTTAAATCGTAAGAAACGCCATTATTCGGCTCTATTTCATCGTACGAATTTTTTATATTTGCATAATTATTAAATATTTTTAATTCAATATTTTCGAAATATTCTTCTAATAATATTTCTTCCAATAAAAGAATTTCACTATTATTCAAATTGTAATTCACTTTATCGAATGATAAATAAATATTGCTCTGTAAAATATATTCTTTAATTTTTGGAAATCTTATCAATTCGTCACTCAATCTAAAAAAATATATATTAAAATTATTTTCACCACTTAATAAATTTTTACTTGGTAAAATTAATTTACAACTATCGTTTTCATAAATACAATTATTGGTACAATCGCCTTCATCGTCATTAAAACATGTTGATATGTTATTTAATGAGTCATAATCTTGTACAGGTATGTTAGAAAACTTTATAAATTCGTTCATAATATTTATTATGAAATTATTGACTTCTTCCAATAAGGAAATATAATCAGTGTTTTTATTTAATATTTCCAATAATGATTCTTTACTTTCTTTATTTTCTATTTTTTTTAATAATATTTTCAATAAATTTCTAAAAACATTATAGAATTTTGACTCTAATTCTACCTTTTTAACGGCTATTTTTCGTTCCATGTCAATTCCATCCTCCATCAAAATTTCATAATCTGAAATAATTTCATTTTTAGAATCCAATATTATATATTCATCATCAGGGTTCATTCTTAATTTATCATATATAATCGGGTTAACTGGTATGAATTGATTCGTTATTGTTAATATGCCTATTAACAATCCATTGTCAACTATTAACCCTTGTACCTTTAATAATAATTTATTGGTACTTATTTGTGATAGATTGTTTATTATTTCTAGTGTTTTTTCAAATTCTAACCCATTAAATGTTTCTTCAATGAATTCATATTCATATTCGTCTAATATTTTTGATGGTTTTACAGGTAAAAAAAACTCATTATTATCAAAATTTATAAGTATACCAATAACTTGTGTATTAAAATTAATTAATTGTTTAATTATTGGGATTTTTAGAACTTCCAATATTGCGATTATATCAATTAGATAATCATTTTCATAGTAGTTATAAATATTTGGTAAACTTTGTTTTAACCCACATTGATTATTCAACATTAATTTTATATATTTTATACTTTTTAACAACTCTGGTGAATATTTGTCTAGCTCGGGTAAGTTGAAGTATTTTTTTATATCCAACCCGAAAGATTTACCATTATCATTATGTAAATTTTGCAAAGTAACTATTTCATATATGTCATTTTCAGAATATAAAATTATAGTAGGTCTCGATGGGTAAAAAATGTTCTTCGAATAACGGTTTTTTGGACATATTAGCTCTATTTTTTCCAATTGGCTATCTTTTGGATTTATTAATAATATAATATTAATACCATTTTCAAATAATAACCCATTTGAACTTTTTGGTTCGCAAATCAAATCCCACAAATATTCATAATTTAATGTACTATCTTTGTTTTTCAAATATTTCACGAAATTTTTGAAGGAATTAATAATATAAATCATATAATCTCTCCAGTTTTTCTTCCCAATACTCTTTTTGTAAATGGTAGAATTTTTATATTTTTCAATATTAATATTTTTATTAGTGGATGAAAAAACATCTATTAATGAACCGTTTTGAAGTTTAATAAATGTGTCTAATTTTACATTTGATAAATGTTTTATTAGCAACTTTATAGGCATTGTATTTTTGATTATATTTTTTAAATGCATCTTACGTTTAGTATTAAAATTATTTTGTTTTATATCATTAAACACTGACGCAATGCAGGAAATAAACGATGTTTTAACATCTTTATCTATACCCAATCGCAATAAACAATAGTTGTTTTTTTTTAGATTGAAGTCGTTTCTGGATTTATAACAAATACTTTCATTATCATAATTCAAAAATTTTTGTAACGCCAATGTTAGGTACCCTGATTGATTTTTATTTAAAGGAAATGCTTCTCTTAATGGTTTTTCATCTATTAACTGTATTGATTTCATTGTTTTGCGCATTTCTAATTTTTTTTTTAATGTTTTTTCGTCAGATTTGGTTTCGTTATTTTCGCCCGTTTGATTGCATGTTTCGTAATTTATGATTCTTTCATCTGATGGTAAAGGTTTTTGTTGTTTAACACCTGTAACATTTTTTAGGTCTATTTTACCTTTGTCATCTATTTTAAATTCTGGTTCTGGTGTAGGTTTCCATGAATTTTCTAATGTTATTCTAGGTATATCCGCTTTTTTTACAACTTTATTTTCAACATTATCATAAAAAACCATCTCGCCTTTTCCTTTATTATTTTTTACGTATTTTTTTGTATATTTCCCATATGTGGTTGGTTGCCCATAACAACATGGTATACATAAATTGTCTGGGTGTTTATCTGGAGATAAGAATGACGGGTACAATTGTTTATAAATTAACGGATTTTCTTTCGAAGATTTATTACTTTTTTCTCTATGAAATCGACTATCTGTAAATTCAAATATTCTTTTTCCTTTTGGTACTTTTTTTGATGTTTCTGGTATTACAGCATCCCATCCACCACATTCGCCCTCATTAATTTGTTGTATATTTAAACTTCGTGATTTTCCATCATCATCTCTTATGCACCAATACCGTGGGCAAATATAATGATACTTTTTTGCACCAGTACCGTATGTAATATGTTCATCATACGATTTGCTACCAGATTCTTTATCTTTTTCGTCAATATGTTTTTTTTCTTCCTCTGATAATATTACTGGTACTTTTTTATATTGCCATGGACAAGATTTTGCATATGAATTAAAATTATTCTTTTTCTTTTTTAAGAATAACTTGGGGTCCCTATCATGCAATCTTTTTACAAATAAATTTTTAGAACCAGATAAAGATAATTTAGTTAAATCAACACCCATTTCATCACCCCCACCCATCGAGGATTCTTGCGAGGATTCTGGTGATTCTGGTGAGGATTCTGGTGATAAAGCTACCTTTGTCATTTTACTTGGTTTTTCTTGAAAATCCAAATGTATGTTTTCCAATGAAACATTGGATAATACATCTAATGTGGGCGATGGACCAATTGGTTTGATTGATTTAGGTTGTTTATCATCTTTTAATTCATCTAGGTTTGATTCTCCTAGGTTTGATTCTCCTAGGTTTGATTCTCCTAGGTTTGATTCTCCTAGGTTTGATAACCCTTCAACTGAACTACCCAATGAACTACCCAATGAACTATCCATTGAACTGTCCAATAAACTGGAAATTGGATTTTCTACAATTTCGGGTGTTGCAATTCGTGGAATTTGTTTTTTAGCTATTTCTGGTGTATCAATTCGTGGAATTTGTTGTTTCTCTATTTCTGGTGTATCAATTCGTGGAATTTGTTGTTTCGCTATTTCGGGTGTTGCAATTCGTGGAATTTGTTGTTTCTCTATTTCTGGTGTATCAATTCGTGGAATTTGTTGTTTCTCTATTTCTGGTGTTGCAATTCGTGGAATTTGTTGTTTCTCTATTTCTGGTGTTGCAATTCGTGGAATTTGTTGTTTCTCTATTTCTGGTGTTGCAATTCGTGGAATTTGTTGTTTCTCTATTTCGGGTGTTGCAATTCGTGGAATTTGTTGTTTCGCTATTTCGGGTGAATTTAGGTCATTAAAATCAAATTCTTCTTCATCGTCATCAAACTCGCTATCGGAACCCAGTAAATCATCGTCACCATCAGAATCAATATATTCCACTCTACCTTCGCTGATATTTTTTTGAATTTTTACCAAGTCATCAATGTCCAAATCATTATCATCCAATTTTTCATCATCTTGGATATCTGCCGTTTTTGTAGTAAAACAGTTTTCTTTTATATCAGACATTTGAACTTTATTCGTAATAATACCAATTAATGCATTTATATAAATTTTTAAAAAGTCCAAATACTTAATATTGTTAATATGTTCGACCGATAATTGAAGAACATTATTATACCCTGACCCAAAAATGTCAAGTATTTTTTGTTCAATGTTTATTTCAAAACCAGGGTTATCTTTAACGTTTATTCTTTTGTTTTCATATTGTTCCATTTGGAAACTAATTTGACTTTGCCATTCAGCTACCTTTTTGACTGCTTCAGGTAGTGACAAGTTGAAATTATCTTTCACTTTATTTTTTATAGTATTTAAATCAACATTATTTCTTTGTAAAATTGTAATAAAAAAATTAATACTATCCATTGTTTGAAACGACGAAACTCTTTTGTATGTTAAATTAATAATATCATCGGAAGTGGATATAATACCATTATTTATATTAAAAACAGGTGATAAACACCCAATAAACTTATTCAAATCTATTGTTTTTTTATATTCAAATGAAAAAACATAGTTTATATTATTTATTTCAATATTATCATTATTAATATTATCAAATAAATCATATTTATATCCAATATCGTTTGTAAAATTATTTATTTGCGCCAACACTTCAATATTTAAAGTATTCTGTATTAATTCATTGATTTGTTCAATGGAGGCAGGTTCAATAAATTCTATCTTAATTTCGATATTGCCATCCGGTGATAATTCACAAAAAACCTCATTTATATCGTTTAATATAAATAATCCAATTTTTTTTGTCCTTGCTAATGATTTGGCTAAACTTTTTATTTTTACTTGTTTATTATTATAATTAACATATAAACTTGGTACTCTTTTACCATTTGTAGAAATATTATTAGCAGTGTAAAGTCTATAAATATTTTCCATATCACCAGAGTTGTATTTTATAAATGGTAAATTTGTATTTGTATTTATTATCTTAAAAATTGTTTCAAGTGGTATTATCATTGATGTTGTTGGATGAATCGTCAAATAAATATTTTTTATACCATTACTTAAATATTTCATTGAAAAATTCTTGTTTATTTTATTTAAAAAACTAATTTTATCTTCAATATTATCTAGATTTTTTAACCTTTCATTTTGGTTATTAAGTATTTCACCCTTATTGTTTGTTATATCGGTCAAATTTCTCACATTAAAATTATTATATAGTTGTGGGTAATACACCTTTAATAAATATGGTTGCATAGTTTCATTATTTAATACGTCTTTCGCTAAACAAATATATATACTATTATTTAAGCATTCACCATATTCAAATAAAGATTTCTTATTCTGTATAATGATAGAAGTTAATTCATTTTCAATGGATTCGTCCTCTTTTTCTACTTTATATGGGTTAGCTATAAAAATATGTTTTTTATTATAAAAAGCATCAATTCCAAGAGATTTTTGTACAATATTTTTTTTAGAGAAATTTATATTTTTTAAACTTATGAAGTCTGAATAACTGTATAATGACTTTATTTTGGAAATAAAGTGAGATGAATCGAATTCATCATTCTTTAAAATATCTGAAAAATAAATATTTTTCAAAAAATTATCCAATCTGTCATTATTTAATTCTAAAAAATTATCTTGTATTAGTTGGTTGTATGCAATTTTTGCGTTAATATTTTTATTAAATAATGCAAACAAATAAATTTCAGGTATAGTTACGTCAATATTACAATACTTCACAAGTTTTTCTTTTATTCTTAAAATAGTATCATCCTCGTAAATGGTTTTATTTATAAAAGTATAATTAATATTTTGTATATTTATCATATTCCATAATTCTTTCGATATTAATTGTTCTGGATTTTTGGATAAATTACCAACAAATATATAAATATGGTCAACTTGTTTTCCATTCCATAATATTAAGTTAAATATTTTAGACATATATATAAATATATCTAAAATTATTTAATTATAAATAGAATGAATATGATTTGTCGCGTATTATAAAGGTTTCGGAACTCGTTCAAAAAAAAATAATATAAGTATACTTATATAATGGGATTATTACAAGATATTATGGGCAAAACTAGTGGGGGCAGCAAAAGTCGCAGCAAAAGACGTGGAGGCAGCAAAAGTCGTAGCAAAAGACGTGGAGGCAGCAAAAGTCGCAGCAAAAGACGTGGTGGCAGCAAAAGTCGCAGCAAAAGTCGTAGCAAAAATCGTGGTGGCAGCAAAAGTCGTAGCAAAAATCGTGGTGGCAGCAAAAGTCGCCGTCGCAGTGGTGGACGCAGAACACGTCGTCGCGGAGGCCATCGTTAACTAATAAAAAATTTATTAATTAAATTAATAAATTTTATATATCATAATATGGACTATCTGTTATTGTCATGCCACAATATTTAGCCGGTTTTTTCTTATAATTAATAGGTTTGTAAATACCTATTTTTTCACCATTTTGTATCAAAAATTTGAAATTGCCCCAAAATTCAGTAGTATGACCAACACTTTTAGTGGCAATGTGTGATAATTCGTGTAATGCTACAAACATTAATGTATTCGCATCTATTAAAGTATTACCTTTTTTAGTAGTAGTTGTACAAAAAGCCAATTTTTCCCCTTTATTTTCCGAATATGCAGTATATTTGCTAGTTGGTAATATTTCACTAATTTTTGTTGGATTAAAATTTTTTACCAACCGTTTAACATTTTCTCTTTCGGGGAACTTATTTCCTAAATATGTTACCAATTTTTTCATTTTTTGAGTAGTTTCTGCTAATAAATCGGCAACTAATTCTAATTTTGCTCTTTCACGGACGCAATACGTTTTACCATCTACACCGGAAACAATACATTTTAATTGGAACATATCAGATTCCCGATAAATTCTAAATATTATTAACAATACAAAGCTAATTAGTATATACGTAAATATATCCTTTTTCATATATAAAAATAAAATATTTAATTTAATAATGAAAAATTTATTCAAATGAAAAATATTTAATGAATTAAATATTTTTTCAAATGAAAAAATATTTAATGAAATATTTATTGATTGCCTCCGATTTCCAAATCACGTCTATTGGAATCTGCAGTAATGGTACTATTATTCCATGGACCAATGTTCATTACTGGATTTGCAGGCTCACTTCTTAATTGTAAATTAGCATTTCTTAAAGAAGTACCTACCGTATTAATACCTTGAAGGGTTCCTGCTGTTAATAAAGAAACATTTTGTAAATCACCAGAACCTTGTGGGTTTAATTGAGAAAATTCACTGTTTGCGTCTCTTGGTAATAATTCTCTTGGGTCGGTTACATTTTGTTTAACACAACTTGGTGGTAATCCTTGCATATTTGTATTCATACCATTTGCCGATGCGTGGTCTACATTCGTCCCACCTGGTCCTGCTGGTTGGTAATTGTTTTGGTCGCCTGCAGCAGCACCAGCTTCGTTAATTTCCGAATAAGAATCTACACTACCAGCTTTGGATTTTGAATAAGTATATAAGAAATATCCTCCAACAACTATTGCAACTAAAATTAATACCTGATGTGATTTAAAGTTCTTTAAAATATTTTTTTTCCCTTTCATTATAAATTCTATCAACAAAATAATTTTATTAAAATAATTTTTTTTAATCACTAAAAATAATATTTAATCACTAAAATTATCTAAATCGTCACAGTCAGAACTTTCTATATCTTCCAATAAATATAATTTTTTGATATTATTCGCTTTTAAATATGCCCTAATTGCTTCTTTTTTTGCAATACGAGCATTCATTAATGCTTTATTATAAATATCTAAATAAACTTCTTGTGGTTTTTTTAAAGCAATCGTTGCCGCATTTTCAGAAATTTCTAAAGTAACCTCTTTTAAATAATCTTTTTCTAAATTATTAATTAATTTATCTTCTAAATTATCGATTTTATCTGTATTTTCCAATTTATCTGTATTTTCCAATTTATCTGTATTTTCCAATTTATCTGTATTTTCCAATTTATCTGTATTTTCCATTTTATCTGTATTTTCCATTTTATCTGTATTTTCCATTTTATCTGTATTTTCCATTTTATCTGTATTTTCCATTTTATCTGTATTTTCCATTTTATCTGTATTTTCCAATTTATCTGTATTTTCCAATTTATCTGTATTTCCCATTTTATCGACTTTTTCTAAAATTGTTTCTTTTTCATTTCTTATCGACTCTTTTTCTAAAATTGTTTTATCGTCTGGTCGGTCATTTATTATTTCATCTTCTTCCGGTTCATCGTCTGATTCTTCTTCAGATTCTTCTTCAGATTCTTCTTCAGATTCTTCTTCAGATTCTTGTTCAGATTCTTGTTCAGATTCTTGAGAATCGTTTGTTTTATCTTCGCTATCTAAATTTTCATAAATACCGTTCATTGTTTTATCTATATTAATTTTTATTAAACATTTATTAAATATTTCTTTTTTGTTGAATTTCATAATTTGTTTTAAAGAAATATCAAGTTGAAAAGCCGTATTGCTAAATTTTAATCCATTAATTTGAAAGATAGCTATAATTTCATCAGAAGACTTGATATCGTTTAAATTTAATTTATTCTCGTCATCGTCCCATATTTTTAGTATAAAACCTTTTATGTTTTTTTCTATATTTGTTCTTATTAAATTTTTATTTGTTTTATATTGTCTAATGCTTGTATTCCACCGATTCTCAATGTCTTCGTCATCAGGCTCTTCTGTAAACCATAAACCACCTTTACTACAAATAATCTGTATTATTCTTTTTTCTATTTTTGAAAAAAAATCTATAAAATCATTATGTTCTCTTTCAAATAGCAAATCACAATAAATTTTTTTTTCAGTTTTTGTAATTCCACTTTTTGTAAATATTTTAGGCGTTTGAATATACAAATCATCATTGTTCATTTTAATTTTAGCATAATAGCTCCCACCCTGAACTGCAGTTGGTGTATATAATATAATTGAATTCACATCTAAATTTTCGGTGTATTGATAAATATGCGTCATTAGAAAATAGTAAGAAAATTTTGTTATATAAATAACGAGTTCGTAAAATAAATTTTATTTATTTATTATTATTATTTAATGGACATTAAAGAAAAGTTATTGAATGAATGTTTAAATATATTTAAAAGAGAAGATGTCAAAGATGAAATAAAAGAAATAATGAAACCAGTTATCGATATGTTTTTGAAAGAAATTTATCCTTATATTTACCTTTCACTTATATTTGTTATTATTAGTTTTTTATTAATTTTAGGTATATTTTTAATTTTAGTGCGTAGCAAAACATTATTAAAAATTATAAAAAATAATAAATTATAATAAATTATAAATATATAAAATGGTAAAAAAAAGTACTGCAAAATATGGTGGTTTTTTACCAACAATTAAGACCGCACTTGTACCACTTTTTCTTTTAGGTGCACAAATGAAAAAAAAAAAGAGAAGACCAAAGAAATGGTCAATGAAATGGAAAACGAAATGGGCAAAAAGAACGAAGAAAAGACCAAGACAAAAAAAAACGAAGAAAAGACCAAAGAAAAGACCAAAGAAAAGACCAAAGAAAAGACCAAAGAAAAGACCAAGAACAACGAAACGGAAATAAAAGATTTTAAAATAAGATTTTAAAATAATATTTAAAACTAATTTATTATATATTATTAAATGAATGACTTCCATGAAAATATTAAACGCTGGGTTTTGTTAGATAACGACTTAACTGAAATTCGCAACAAATCAAAAGAAATAAGAAACGAGAAACAAGAATTAACAACTAATTTATATACTCATGCTGAAAATAATAATTTAGATACAGCTATCATTGAAATTTCAGACGGTATTCTAAAATTCCAACAAATGAAACAAAAATTACCATTATCATTTAAATTTTTAGAAGATTGTTTAAACGATTGCTTGGATGAAGAAAAAGTTAAACATATCATTAAATATATTAAAGAAAAAAGAGAAGAAAAAATATCATATATCATAAAAAGAATATATAAAAAATGATTTAAAAGCATAATAGGTAATAATATTTATTATGAATAGTAAATTAAAAAATTCTTTAACTAAAATGTATAAAAAACAAGCAAATGATAATTTTATCGAATGGTTGGACAAAAATGTTGACGATACGACAAATAAAAATGTGGTCAATGAATTTTTGATAGATATTAAAAATTCATTGAAAAAAAATGGTTACAAAATTAATGATGAAAATCAATTTAAAAACGAAATTGCCACATATATATACAAAGAATCAACCTAAAAATGGAAGAAGAAATGAATAGTTTGAAATATTTAAAAGATAATTTTACAATGGACCAAATTTTAGAAAATGAAAAAATTTCGAACATCATAAAATTAAATCATAAGAGAAATTTCGAATTTGATATGAGGCAAAATGTTACCTATTTAAAAAAAAAATATACAAATTTATACAGTTACATAGATATTTTTAAAAATGATAAGAATAATGTAATTTGTGAAAGGCTTATGGATATTATTTATGAAAATATCCATAAAGAATATGACCATTCTATCATTTATGATGACCCAGAATTTATATTGAATATTTTAGAAAAATAATTATTTAAAATAAGATAATAGTAATATATAAATGAAAATCGAAAATTATATTTGCTATAAAAAAAATGAAAAAATTTATAGTCTTGGTATGGAATTAAGTAATGAATTATTAAATAAAAAAATGTTGGGTGGTGGTTTACCACTTGCACGTAGAAATTTAGGTGTACCTTTATCACTATGGTTAATTAATAACAAAAAAGATTTAATAGATGATTTTATTAACGAAAAACCTGATAAAAAACATGATAAAAAACATGATAAGGCTGTAAATAAAGCTGAAAATATAACTGATATTTTATTTAATACATTAATAAAATTAAGAGCAAAACCAACAAACAAAAAAAATACCAAGAAGAAAAAATTATTGAAGAAAAGAAAGAAAAGAAAGAAAACAAGAAAAAACTTATTTGGATTTTAAAAAAAATATTTTTTATTTTAAAAAATATTTTTTATTTTAATAAATATTTTTTATTTTAATAAATTTTTAAAAACTACTCCATCTATCCGAGTTAAATGGTTTTTTTACTATTTTATTAATGTTTCTTTTATAAAAATCCAATTTCTTATTTTCTTTTGTAATTGGTGCAGCTGCTCGCGTATCCATCAAATTTCTTTCTAAATCTGTTGGTTTATTTTTTTTTGCAAAACAATTAACTCCAAATTTAACTTTTGGGTTTTTTATATACCCACCATTTATTCCTGGTCTACCACAATTATTTTTTGTCGATGGATCTTTTTTTAATCTATCATATGTTTTTTTTTGTGTTGGGTATAAAGCCATTTGGTCTTTCGACCAACCATAACTACACCATTCTGCACCATTATTATAAGATTTTTCTATCTGATTATAAGTTGCCAATTCACCGTCGTGTGCTTTACATATTACCTTTGCTTCTTCGTATGTATAAATATTATCTCCGATATGGAAAACTTCGTTTTTTTGCATATCATTTTCAAAACTTTTACTTGGTAAAACAGCTATATCTATTTGTGGATTATCACCAAACATATTTTTTATTGAAGTTTTGAAATCTACCTCGAAAAAATATTGTAACGCATTCACAAAAATTAAAAATAAAAAGACCCCCCATAATATTAATTCAATTACTTTTACACCCGGTCCATTTTGTATAACTTTTGATTGTGTATGCGTAATACCTAAATAATTAAAAATCAATACATATATTATAACTACAGATACCAGCACTGCGAATATTATAGGATTTTTAGATTTTTCATATAATTTATCATTCACATTATCAAATAAATATGTAAATCCTGTAGTAGGTGAAACTTCTAAACTCATCTTATAAATTATTGCTATATTTTTTTACGATAGAAAAAGCAATAAGCCATTTTAGTTTTAATACTTTCAGTTTTTACTTTATTGACATTAGTGTCGTTAAAATGATACCAATTACCATTTGCATTTTTTACGAATGATGTGTAATGACCACCTGACACACCACCATAGTGATTACAAATCCCAAACAAGTCATATTTATAAGAATCTTTATTATAACCAACTACGTGGTTTGAAAAGTCTAAATTTTCTAAAGGAAAATCTATCATTTCATCATTTTTTTCATTATCATTATTAAATCTTTTAAGTGTGATAATTAATATATTGGGTAAATTCCAAAAAATAAGTTGCTTCGTAGCTAATTCTTTATTTCCTGTTTCTTCATTGAAAATTTTATTATCCCCATCCAATGTTTCTATTTGTGTATACAATTCAATACTTTCCAATAATGTTTTCTTTTCGCCTATGGGTACATCCAAGGTAAAAAACGGTTCCGGGCTTGAACTTGTGTAATTGCTTTCTTTCGAAGAAATTTGAGATACGTGTATCCCATAAAACATATTTAAAAATTCTGAATATTCTTTACTATACATGTTTTTCATCATTTTATAACAATTTATTGCTAATTTATCAACGCTATTTTCAATATTCCCTTTTATATTCATTTCTACTTCCCGTTTAATAGATTCATGAAACGATGTCAACAAAAAATTGAGAAATTCTGTTAAATCGTTTTGCGCATACCCAGAAAAAATATCAATATCTTTTATTCTAGCAACTTTCTGTACTGCACTAATAAACCCTGCCGGTTTAATAATACAATTTTCACTCCACATCAACTCTCTTAATTTATTCCATTCCAATAATAATAAACTTTCAGGTATTTTATTTATTCTTTTTTTAAATGTACCACTATTCAAAAAATTATTTAATTCATAAGTATGCGATAAACATTGTATTGTTGAATTTATAAAGCATGTATTTCCTAAATTTCCTAATCCTGTTAATCCTTTTCCACTATAGTCAAAAGATTTTTCTAAACTTGCCATCATCATAATATATTTTCATAATTTTTTTTTAAATATATTTAACTTATTCTTAATTAAAAAGAAATTGCAAATTTATAATAAAAATGAGTAATGATAACGTTCGTGAATATTTAAGTTTATATAGACAACATTTAAATACAATACAATCATTTTTTGATTTAAATAATAATATTATTTTAGGTATTAATAATACTCTAACAAGAGATAATTTGCAAAATATCCCGAGAGTACCGGTTAGAAATAACCCATTCATTAATTCTTTTAGACCTACATTCAGAAATCACCAAGCACACCCAAGAAATCCAACATTCTGGAACCCAACCTTCAGAAACCAACCACGAGTCCAACCACGAGTCCAACCACTAGACCAACCACGAGTCCAACCACGAGTCCAACCGTTCAGGAGCCCACCACAACCTAGAAGACCAACATCTATTATACAACCACCGCTACCACCAGCTAGACCATCAAATCCTATACACAGGAGAGCATCAAATTCACCATTTTTTTTTACAGCAGCTAATACCATTGATGTTTTACAAGAAACAATGAACGCTTCACTCAACGATACATACCCACAAATTCCACTTTCACAAGAAAGTTTTAATACAGCAACCATTTCAAATTCATGGTTAAATATTCAGAATATTTATGACTTATCAGATAACCAAATTTGTCCAATAACCAGAGAGAATTTTGAAAACGAAACAAATGTTTCACGAATATTACAATGTGGACACATTTTCACAAGAACACCTTTATTAAATTGGTTCCAGTTTGATACGAGATGTCCAATCTGCCGATATAATTTATCGCAACCCTTAACACGGTCCAATACAGTACCCAATATACGACCTACGACGCGAACCAATATATTACCACGTTCCAATACATTACCACCCAATACAGTACCACGACCTAACACATTACCACGACCCAATACAGTACCACGACCTAACACATTACCACGACCTAACACATTACCACGGTCCAATACACAGTCCTTTTTTGATATTAGTGAAAATATCGTTAATTTATCAAATGAAATTGCTACAAACGTTATAAATGTTTTTTCGGATTTAACAAATTCGTTAGACAGTTCAATGAATTTTTTTACAAATGAATTTTCATTTTCAATTCCAGATATTATTAATAATATTCAAAACAACCAAACGTTATTTCCCGAAACAAATTATCAAAATAATCCCTTTGGTACAGAACAAACAATACTAAATACTGGGGACTCTGTCGTGGACGAAGACTCTGACGAAGTGGAAGATGTAGATTAAAATTCTTTTGAAAATTCTTTTGAAAATTCTTTTGAAAATTCTTTAAAATCCAAATAAACTAGTGATATTCTGTTGTCCGGTTTGTTTATTATTATAAACACGTAAAATATCATCAAATAATAATTCTTTTACGTGTTTATTCCTTTCTTTCATAATGTTTTCCACGCATTTTTTATCATCGTCTTTCCATTTCCGTTCCAACGAACGCAACTTTCTTTCAAATCCCCTCCTTCTAACTTGAAATATCTTCAAATTTTCCAACACTAATGCAAATATTTGCATTACCGGTTTCATTATTTGATTTGTTATATAAATTTTATAATCCGGTTTCAAATCATGTTCCTTTATATAATCAGGATGTTCAATCCTTTCTCCCTGTAACCTAACCTTTTTATCCGTTTTTATAAATATAAATGGTATTCTACTACCATTCGATGGTTTATTACCAGGGTCTCTTTTCCCCATTCTATCCGCCAATACCTTATGCGCAATACTTTCAGGACATTTATAAAATTCACGCAATGATTTCGTAATAATAAGTTTATCCAATGGAATTTTCTCATCGATAATATCTTTCAAAAATTGTTTCAGAAATAATACCGCCTTTTCAATATTTTGCTCTTTCATTATAATATCTATAATTCCACCATATACATCTTTCACAACTGGTGCGTTATCCCTCCGTTTCAATACAATACCCATTGATTTTCTCTTACATTTATTTATATCATGTTCATACAACATACCAACATACCTCTTCTTTGATAATAATAAAAACGGGTCAAACGTTTTCTCATACTCCAAATCATGAGGTGGTTTCAAAAATTTACTTGCCAATTCACCACATTCTATTGCCAATTGTATAGTTATATCCAATGCTTTCTTACCTGTTATCTTTTTTCCATCCAATTCCTCTGCATTAAAGGTAAGGAAACATGAATCAGTATCTCCGTAAATCACCTTGGACTTGCACCTGATTTTCCCATATTTCGTTTCACATATTTTATTTCCATATATCCCTTCAATTATTTTTTTTCCATAAATCAATAATTTCCTTCCAGTTGCAGTAGTAGATGCAGCGATATCCATCTCATAAAAACTACTTGTCCTAGCACCAGTTTGACCATAAAGTGAATTAGCTGTTACTTTTAAACCCTGTTGTCGTTTATCAAATACATTTTTCATAAAATCATCATAAGTATCTCTTATACTCACAACATCTTCTTCATCAAATTCACATTCTTCTTTTTCACTAACTATGGTACATATTTTATCCTTAACACTGTATAATCCAGATATTTCTTCACCATTCGATAAAGTCACCGTTTTATATTTAATAAATTTCCTTGTAGCCTTTCTCCCAGCCAAAAGTTCATGCAAAACAGAAGGCATTATGGCCTTTTTTCCATTAGGAAATTGCGCGAAACGACATGTTTTCGTACCAACTTTTATTTTTTCTTGTGCTTTACCAGTTCCTTTTCGTCTCCATATATATCTATCATACGTTATATCCACATATTCGTATCCATCAAGATTATCATACTTAAAATTACCATCAGCATCTCGAACACCACACATCATATCATTTCCAAATTTATCCTTTTCTATTTCACCATTCAAATCATAATCTTTTGTCCAAACCTTACTGTCATGTGAAATATTTTCACTAATCATTGAACTCGGATATAACGAAGCATAATCCACGACAGCAACCGGATTATCAATATATAAACCAGAGTACGGTTTTAAACATATAGCTCCCTCATAACTACTATCTCCCTTTTCAATATCCAATACAGGCATTAAAGTATTTTTTTCTGAACATTTTTTAGCTATAAATGACAATAATTTAATTCCTTGTCCTCGCATGACAATGAATTCCACGGGAACATAACAAATATTTGCAATTTCCGACATACCTGTGAAAATATCGTTCTTCATCATTAAATTATGTACTAGATTACAATCCTGAAAACAATATTTCGCAATAATGGCTCTCTCGTCCGGTCCTTCATTGGTCAATCTAAAAATATCCTGTGGTGTTACATCATCCTTCGCCAAACACCATCTACATTTTTTTCCTTTCAATTCTTTTACGTCATAATCAACAACGAAACTATCATTTGTTAATTGTTCGACTATGAATTTTTTACCCTGTTTATATTTATCAGTTGAATGACCTAATATTTCAAAACACACGTAATGACCATTTTTTAGACCCATTAAATTTTTACTTTTTATAATTGTTTTGTTATCTATTAATTCAATATCTTTTATTATATCGCCGATATAATGTGACGCAACATTATCTAATTTATATGACGGTAAATTAACTTCTCGTCTAAAATGATTGTACAAATCAATCTGAATTCTACCTTCCATTTTGATATACCTCAAATCATGTGTTCCACTTGCAATTTTTATCGACGAATCAATTACACGCGATTTTTCACCGGTTATCCTACCTAATTCTAAAAATTTAGATTTACAACCCACTTCTTCGGCCCTCGCAATCATAAACTTATAATCAAAACCAAAAATATTATAACCAATGACAATATCCGGGTCTTCGCGTTGTATCATTTCGGTCCAGGCCAATAATAAACCCTTTTCAGTATCATATGTTTCAATTTCGCAATTTGGAACATCGGGACACGCCGAACAAGTGTTCAAAACGACCATGTGATTTAAATATTGCTCTTTTTCACCTAATCTCATAAAAGTAGACCCAATAAATGTAACCGTGTCGCCTTCGACTTGTGGGAACGGTTCGCGTTTGAAAATATTTTCCATCATATCCGCTATCAAAGACGGTTCTTCTTTGCTATTCAATAAATAAATTATATTGTTTTTGTAAAATTCTTTATTTTTAAAATAAATACTCTTTTTTTTTTTAGTAAATATATCTTCATTTTCCAATTCCATTCTAATTTCTTCCCTTCTTTGTGTCTCCTCGATGGTTTTCTCTTCTTCTTTCGATTTTTTCAAATAATACCATAAATTATTTTTCAATAATTTTTCAATTAAATTACACACTATATCTTTTTTAGGTGTTTGTCTTTTCAAATATATTTTATCAATACCATCCATATTACCATACCCAAACGCAGTACAAATTAATTCAGTAAATAATTCCTGCTTATCTTCTAGTGTAATTGTTTTAATTGATTTTTTGTTCGTAGTCCAATGATTCACTATTTGCCGACATAGTTTCAAATATGTTTTTTTTGCCAACGGGAAATCGCCGTGACTCGACGACGCTTCAATATCAAAACTACATATTTTTAAAGGTATTGCTTCTTCTATTGTTTTTTCAGCCTTAATATCATCGTAATCAATCCAATATTCATAATCGCAACACGTTTCGCTGCTTTCCGAATCAATATCCGATTCATTAAATGAAATCCAACCAGATGGTGAAATTTCTTTTATATGAAAGAAACGTAGCAAAGGTGGTAATTTCGCTTCATACAATTTCGCTTCTCTATGTCCAGCCTTTCTCAAATTTCTTTTTCGGTAATCTTCCTCTTCGGTATACCATAAAGCCTTTACTTTATTAAATACCGATGTATTTTTAAATACAATTTTAATAAAATTGTATGTTTTATTATCATCAAACCCGTATAATTTTTTTTTATTAATAAATTTAAATTTGCCAATTGAATCAGAATAATATTTACCTATGTCTTTTTTAATATTTCTTTCAAAAATTTTCAACTTTTGAATATCCCAATATTGTGGTACTTTTACATAAAAGAATGGTTTAAAATTCATAACATTTATGGCAAATGTTTTACCCAACTTATTCATTCCAAACATCTGTATAACAGTTTCCTTTTTATCTTTTTTTTCAACATAGCCTACAGTTTCTTCTTCAGATTCTTCAGTTAAATCTTCATTATATATTCTAAAATCAAAAAGCTTAACTTTAATCCTTGCAGACATTGTTTTTATTGTATTATATTTTTTATTAGAAAAATATAATTCAATTTTATTTTGGATTGAAAGATATACCGCATCCACATGAACTAGCTATATTTTTATTAGGTGTAAAAATAAATTTATTCTCAAATATACCATTCTTATAATCTTCATTTACATAATCTATATTTGTTCCCAATAACAACATTTCCACCATTGGGTCAACTAATAATTTTGTTGCTCCATTTTCTATCACCATTGGATTAATTTTTGATGTAAAAAAGCTTTCATAATTATTTTTGGAAAGCAACTTTAAATCATAATTAAAACCGTTGCAACCACCCGAAGTTGCTGATAACATAAAACACTCGCTTTTTTCTTTTTTTATAACAGCTTCCATTTTTATCCACGCCCTTTTTGTAATAATTATTTTTGTTAGTGAATTCATTATAATATATATTTAAAAATGTTTTAATTAAAATCTTTTTATAAAAATCTTTTTATAAAAATCTTTTAATAAAATTATTTAAATAAAATTATTTAAATATATTATTATGACCATGGAACTCGATAAAACCAAAGAATTAACTTCAACTTTAGTGCATTTTTCAGAAAATGCACTAAATCATAGTGCTTTATATATAAAACATTGTAAACGAAATTGTATCAAACCAGAGGATATTAAGCGTGGTATGATGTTAGAAATGTTTATTTTTACAAAAAGAGAAAACATCGAAGAAAAAATAAATAAAATTAAAGATGAAATTTATAATGATGATTCTGACGAGGAAATTATTTTTAATGAACCAGACAGAAAAGAAGACGACTTCTGTGAAAGCGAATGTGATTGTTCAATGTGCAAATGTATGAATAATATTTATGTAAGATGGGATGTATGGGAACCTAAAACACCTATACAGGAAATATTGAAAAAACATATCGATAATATTAATTAATCTTTCTAGTCTCTTTTCGTTTAGCTTTTTTCGCTTTTTGTGTCGTTTTTCTTGCCTTTTGTTTGGATTTTTTAGCTTTTTTTTTATCTTTTTGTTTAGCTTTTTTTTTATCTTTTAGTTTAGCTTTTTTTTCTTTTAGTGTAGCTTTTTTTTCTTTTAGTGTAGCTTTTTTTACTTTTAGTGTAGCTTTTTTTTCTTTTAGTGTAGCTTTTTTTTCTTTTAGTGTAGCTTTTTTAGCTTTTCGTTTCGCTTTTTTAGCTTGTTTCTTTAAAAGAAAACTATAAGGTGTACGTGATGTTTTAATAGCGGCTTTCATGGTTTCATTTTTCATGTTTTCATTAAAAACACCAGCTAAAAAGGTGTTAATACTTTTTTCATCTCTAGCGCCTTCATAATCTTTAACTTTTTTACCTTTGTTTAAAACTCTTATTGTTGGAAATCCACCAACGTCGTTATCACAATCTAGATTTTTTATATCACCTTCCGAAACGTTAGCTATTACTCCTTCCCTTCTAGAAGTGCTAAACCTACCCATAATTTTATTTAATATAGGTTCTAATGTCCGACAATGACCGCACCATGGTGCAGTAAAAAAAACAACAGCCGTGTTTTTTTGTAACAAATTATTTAAAAAAGGGATGTTATTTCGTGTTGCAGAAATCACTCTCATATATAAATTATAAAGAAATTAATATATAAATAAAATATATATATGAAATCGTTCTTCAAACCAATGAAACATACTAAATATTTCAAAATATGCATTATAGCATCTATGTTCATTATCGGATTGTTATTTACTTTAACATATAAACATTCAGATTTGGTTGAAGGTTTTGAATTATATGATAAATGTCCAAATTTATTAGTAAAAAAAGGTAAAGAATTACATTTATTAAATACAAAAAAAGCAACTATACCCGGTGTTAACCCTATTAAATTTGATAATTTAGAAGAATACGCGGAATTTGTTAAATATCAAAAATATATGAATATTAATTGCCCCATTCTTTACTATGAAGAAACATACGATGTACAAAACAACAAAGGATATAGACTTCAAAATAGCCCTTTAGATAAACAGGGTGGTCTACCAAGTAATTTATCAAATAAATATAATGTGACTAATACACCAAACCCATTGAAAGATGCCGCAATGGAGAACCCACCATTTAATGTTAAGCATTTCACAGGTATTGAAAATGAAAACCAAAACATCGGTGTTAAATCAAAGCTAGACAACGTTATGTTGGAAGCTACTATAAATCCAATGAATAGTTCTTGGAAAGGTGATGCTGCTACAAAAGCTTCTATAAAAAAGGGAGATTTTGTAGGTAGAACTAGGAATATGAATAACCCATTTAATGATGATAAAATTTTACAACGGTCTTAATTTACATCTAAATTATTTTCAGCTGGTGCTTTTCTTACGAATTTTTGAATGCATTCCCAACATTTAGATGATTCTTCAATTGAAAATGTACCACGCTGTTGAGCAATATTTAGCATGGCAACCATTACATTTAACGCAACATTTTCATCTTTAATTTCGACATCCGACAAAATAATTTTTTGTTGGGTTTGTTGTGGTTGTTGGGTTTGTTGTGGTTGTTGTGTTTGTTGTGTTTGTTGTGTTTGTTGTGTTTGTTCTTGGACTTCCATTATAAAAAATGTATTTAAAATTATTTTTAAATACATTTTTATTTAAAGTATTATTTTTTTTCATCTTTTTTTTTGTAATACATTTCTTTTTTATAAAGGTCGTGTTTCATAAACATTTCTAAAATTTCATCACCACCCTTCAATAAAACTTTAAAATAAATAAATCCGTTTTGTTTATAATTTTTTTTATTCATAAACCCTTTATCACCATTAGCTTCATTCAATGTTTTCACAAGTAACGGTATGAAAGACACTATCACAGGCCCAATCGATTTTGACAGTGCACCTTTTGGTACAATATTAAATCTTTGTAATTTTTTGGTCACAATTTCCATTTTTATTTCAAGATCTTTAACACTTTTTTGTAGAACTTCGTTCGATTTAATTTTTTTTTTAATGTATTTAACTATTTCTTCAACCTTACTATTATCAATTTTTTTTTCTTTTTTATATTTTTTTGCAAATTTTTTAAATTTTTCAAGTCCAATCGTTATAGAAGCTTCAAAAACCTTATCCGATTTTCCAAAATTATTTTTAATAATTTTAGAAAAAAACATCATTTGCATTTTTATATTTTTTATAAAATTTTTTGCTTGAGTTTCTGGCGAGTCTGTTTCATTTCCACAATAACTGCCTGCTTTTGGTGTACATTCGGTCACACCCATTCCGCCAAAATACTCCCTGCAATTATTTTTTATTAAATAAATCATCAAAAACAAAATCAATAGTATATAATGTTTTTTTAAAAACATTATAATTTTTTTTAAAGATTTATTTATTTTTTTTATAAATTTCATATACATATATTATTTTATTTTATTTATATAAGATGAGCCGAAAGGATAAAGACAATATATTTTTTAACGCCATTGCTGAAGATATGTATTATGGGACCAACGGGGCTATGGAAATATTCAAAAAGGAACTTGTACATCAACAACAAAGATGGATTAATAAATATAGAGAAGAAGAAAAAATAAGTAAAAAAAAAAAAGAAGATCTCGAGAAGTGGCGGGGGAGTCGCAGTGATAAAGCTTTTAAAGAAGCAAAAATTGAGTCTGAACAAGAGCATTCCTACCTAAAAAAGCTATTGATAAATATGGAAAACGTACACGCAGAACATTTATACAAAACACCTAAAAAAATAGATGAAAGACTACAAGAAAGACTACAAGAAGAAAAACAGCAGAAAAAAACTGAACGCGAGCGAATACAAGCTGAAAAAAAGCGAATAGAAGATGAAAAAATAGAACTACAAAAGGAAAGAGAAGCTGAAAAATTTGAACTAGAAAAAAATGAACTAGAAAAAAATAAAAGACGAGATGAATTGATTAAAACAGGTGTAACTTTCGGGTGGGAGACAGATGTCTATGGAACAATTCCAGAAAAGGTATGGCGGAAATGGGAAGAAGAACAAAAAGAACAAGCAAAACAAATGGAAAAAAGAATAGAAGCAGAAGAATATGAAGCAAAAAGAAAAAGTTCTCATGTAATTGAAGAATATATGAAAAGAACAGCACTATACAAAAAGAAAAAAAAAGAAGCACTATACAAAAAGAAAAAAGAAGAAAAATATGAAGAAAAAACTACTGAAGAAAAAACTACTGAAGAAAAACCTGCTGAAGAAAAAACTGCTGAAGAAAAAACGCACGAATATCACCGTATACATAATAGACCTGATTCGCGTGAAAGCAACAAAGAAGGTATGTTTAGAGTTAAGATTTTAAAAGAAAATATTAAGAAATTTGTAAGATATTTGAATAGTACATTAGAAAACGAGCAAAGAAGAACAACAGAAACAGGTACTGAAGAAAGATATAGAAAAATTTATACAGGAGAATACAACCAGCACATGGGAGAGAAAGAAAAATTAGAATGGATCGGTGAAATAGTTTATGACAATATAAATAAAGTCAAAAAATATATTATTACAAAAATCGAAAATAATATAAAACCATTCCACGATATGAAAAATTACATTAATTTGGATGATTTAAAAAATAAAATAACAGATTTGGTTAATACTGAATTCATAATACCATACAATTATAAAAATGTATACGACGAAGACGGGGAATTTTACAAAACCATCGAATCCACCCAATCAATCATCGAAAAAGTAAACAAAATGAAAAATGAATTATACTTTATAACTACTGCTAAATTACATGAATGGGTACCTCATTACTTTGAAATATTAGAAAATAAAAGATGGAAAAATATACCATGGGAAGGATGGGAAGATATGAGTGAACGCATAGCAGAAATTTCCGGTATGGAAAAAAACAGAGAAAAATACAGAAAAGAACTCGAAAAAAGATATGGTAATTATTACTTCAATGGGGAAAAATGGAGATGTAAAGGGTCACATAGAGTTAATCTTATCGACTTGTTATGGATAGACTTCAACTATGAAGACGGACACTATGAAGAGGTCCAACAGCAAAAAAAAGTAGCAGCAATAAGAAAATGTTCAGAAGCATGTTTAATTAAAAATGTAAATACATTAAAGAGGTATTTTGACGAAAAAGAATTTACTACCGAAGAACATTTTAGAAAAGTAATGGGTGATTCATATAAAGACCAGCACGATCCAGCACGAGAATTTATTACATTTTTAGAAATTGCGATAGAAATGGCGAATTTGATGGGGGAATGTGACTGCACCCTGTTAAATTATGAGGAATGGGTAAAGAAAAACCTCCGAAAAAAACCACCACCACCAAAAATAAGGTTGAGTAAGCAGGAACTAATACTAATGTTTAAGTACTGTTACAAGAAAAATCATAATGAGGCAAAATTGTTGGGTCATCCGGATACCAGATTGCCCAAATGGTTATATCGATATTGGCAAAATGATGATGAATACATCTTTACTCTGTGTACAGACGAACAGGACCGTATCAAGTTTAAAGAAACTGTGGATTCTATGGATTTTAAAATCAATAATGTCAACAACAGTGATTTTTATAATGATAATATAGCTATGATAGACACAATTTCCATAAAAATGACGAATATATTGCAAAGGGACAAAGAAATATATGATTTGGATAGAGAATTTAAAAAATCACAGGAAGAAGAAAAAAAAGAAAACAGACAAATAGCTCGGAAATTAACGCGTAAAGAATATCGCCAAAAAATCGCGAAAGCGATTTTAAAGGTAAGGGGTCACTTACCCACACCGACAGTAAATAATAACCGAGATGAATATACTCGGTTACGGAGTTCTCGTAAAATGGGTGGATATATAAAAAAAAAAACTAAAAGAAGAAAGAAGAAAACCAAAAAAAAACAAAAAAAAAGAAAGAAAAATAAACAAAAAAAAAGAAAGAAAACCAAAAAAAAGCTTAAAAGAAAGAAAAAAACAAAACAAAAAATAAGAAAGAAAAAACAATAAATTTATACATCTATTTTTATCACAGGATCATCTTTTCTATACAACAAATATTTCCTAATATTTTTTACAGTTGTTTGCGATATTTTCCTCTTCTTTCCATTCGCCATCTCAAACTCAATATTGTCCAAACAATGTTTATCATTCTTTATTTTCTCCAACAAATCATACAAAGAATTAAACTTCGCCATAACAACTTTCGACGTTTTACTACTTATACCCGGTATTTGACTTAATATTATTTCACCCACATTCTCCGGTACTATATTATTCTTCTTCACCCTTTTAACCACATCCGTATATGATTTATCAGAATGATTATTTGTACCATCATTCTTATAATAATTCTCTCTTTTTTTCTCTTTTTGAAGTTTATTTGTTATTCTCAAAATATATTCCGCAGTTTCCATTACATCCCGCGTTTTAAAAACACTAAATCCCTTAAAATATTGCAAGCAAAACATAGTTACTTGAAGCGTTGATACTTTAATCTTATTATACTTATTATTATAATTATGAATATCCCCTTCTACCAAATAAACTATATTATGATTGTGAATTTTCATACCATTTAATCTATAGGATTGTTCCGCATATCTCCCATCTTTAATTGATGCAGCCAGGTCAGACAACGATTTCCTCTCTATGATAAGTTTTTCGACATTATTATCATCATATATAATAATGTCGCCCAAATCCAATACTTCAACTACGATATCAAATTTATAATCCAAATCATTTTTTAATGCCTTCATTAGTGTTATTAATTTCCTCTCTCTATTGTCAATCTTTATAATCATGTTTGTAAATAATGCGTATTCATCTTTAATATATTTAATAAAAATGTTATTAAAGATTTTTATTATATTTTTATATATGGAAAAAATTTCACCAAAAATGGCTGCTGCATTCGGTGCGGGGTTTTTAGGATTTATTATGGTTGCTTATAGTTATAATAAATCACATAAACCCGATTACGGTGAACAATTGGTCGAAAATTTCAATAATGATGAAAATATAAATTCAAAGGAATCATTGGGTTCTACAAACACGGTAGACTCAAACACGGTAGACTCAAACACGGTAGACTCAAACACGGTAGATGCAAACACGGTAGACTCAAACACAGTAGATGCAAACACAGTAGATGCAACCACATACGCAAACACAGTAGACCCCGGTGCTGTAGACGTGATTGGGATAAAAAAAGAAGTGGACGACGAAGTGAAAGACGATAAAAAAACTTGGAGTAAATACTGGAAATCAGAATATGAAAACTTAAAAGAGAAGTAATTCATTAAGGAAACGAAGTTAAAAATAAAACTGTAATTCTATTTATATGATGCAAAACGATGGTGATATTAAAAAAGAAGATTCAGAACTCATTTTTGACCCTTATAATACCAAAAATACAGAAGTTTCTTTAAAATTTTTATCAAATATTTTAAAGAAATACGGTGTTCCAAGCACGGTAAATAATATTAATTTATATAAAAGAGCTTTTGTACATAAATCTTATTGCAAAAGACCAAAACTAGAAAATATTGAAAATGGCATTACAATCATGGATAAACCTTCAAATTGCATGTCTTTAAAGACAAAATCGAATGAAAGATTAGAGTTTCTAGGAGATGGTGTTCTAGAATGTGTTACCAAATATTATCTTTATCGACGATTTCCAAAAGAAAATGAAGGATTTATGACAGAGAAAAAGATTGCGCTTGTAAAAAACGAAACAATTGGTAGAATGGCGTACGAAATGGGACTCAACAAACATTACATTTTATCAAAAAACGCGGAAGAAAAAAAAACTAGAACCAATCTCAAAAAACTTGGTTGTTTATTTGAAGCTTTTTTAGGTGCTTTATTTCTTGATTTCAATAAAATTTCCATTCACGATGACGATAAATGGTTTGACAATGTTTTTGTTACTGGTCCTGGATTTCAAATTGCACAAATATTTATTGAAAATGTTTTCGAAAAACATATAAATTGGTTAGAATTAATTAATAATAATGATAATTATAAGAATCAATTACAAGTGCAATTACAACAAGCTTTCAAGGTTACACCCATTTATAAGGAAATTAGTGATTGGGATGAAGATACAGGATACCATATGGGTGTTTATGTTGCCGTAAATTATAAATCACACCAAATTACCCATAACAATGAAAATGTATATAGTCTCAATAAATATTTTAAAATTAATAAAATACCGAAAAATGGCACAGACACTATTATTGAAAAATTAAAGAAGAACTATAATTCAATGTTGGAAAACAACATTGAACCAAAATTTATTATATTTTTAAGTGAATCCAAACATAAAATTAAAAAGAAAGCAGAACAAGCAGCATGTAAATACGCTTACGAAACCATTATACAATAAACTTTATATATTCGGAATGTTTGATTTTCGGCGATTTTTTACCTACTTTAATACCTAATTCATTGTTTTTAACAGACCATTTTCGTTTCTTGTTATCTAGTGAAACTAAAAATGTTTTAGTTTCACTTTGTATTGTTAAATTATTACTTGTCTTGCTTTTTTTCATTATTTAATATAAAAATGATATAATATTTTTTTATATTATATTTTTATAAAGATATATAATGGACTTTTTATATAAAAAAACAACACCTTTTAAAAAAAAAGTTGAACAATACAAATTACAATATCAAGTTTCAAATTCAATTAAAGAATCTGACGAAACCGGTAAAAAATCTGGTGAATCCGGTAAAAAATCGGATGAATCTATCAAAGAAGTTGTTAAAGAAGCAATGTATATAGTTGATAAATCAATTGAAAATAAATTAAATATAGAGAAATACTTTAGTTCATTAAGACAAAGTAAATTATCTATTAGAAAATATGAACCGCAGAAAAAAAGAGAAGATGTTACCTCAAATGATTTTGGTTTAGATGAAAGTCGTACTGTAACCAGTGACATTATATCTCGTGACCCTGAATCTCGTGACCCCGTACCTGGTAACCCTGAACGCGAAACAAAAAGGACGAGAAAAAAACCTTCAAAGAAAACTTCAACAAGTGTTTTTGTTCCACCACAAACAAGTGTAGATTTTAATTCTATTAAATTTTTCAAATTTAACAACGACGAAAATCAAATACTAAACGACAGACTTCCAAAAATAAAATTAGAATATTCAGCATCAAATCACCATCTCAATAACAGAGAAACATTTTTAAATTTTATTAACAATACCTTATTTTCATCCTATTTAAAAGATTCCGGTAAAGAAGAAGAAATTACATGTAAAAGTTTAAATGATAGTAAATCGACCGGCGAATTTAAATTATTATTGCATCAAAATTTAGTTAAAGATTACTTAAATGTTTATTCGCCATATCGTGGTCTCTTTCTGTATTTCGGATTAGGTGCAGGTAAAACATGTTCTTCCATTGCCATAGCAGAAGGATTCAATGATAAACAAATCGTGGTAATGACACCGGCTTCCCTTCAAGAAAATTACGTAGGTGAACTCAAATTTTGCGGTAATTTTTTGTTTAAAAAAAATCAATTTTGGGAAAAAATTGAAACAAACAATAACAATAGAACAGAAGAAGTTTTATCAAATATACTTGGTTTATCTTTAGAAGATATTAAGAAAAACAATGGTGCCTGGATGATTGATGTTAGAAAACCTTCAAATTATAACATACTAAATCCTGAACATAAAAACCAAGTAAATAAACAAATAAATACAATGTTGCGAAAGAAATATAAATTCATAAATTATAATGGTTTGAGACAAGAGTCTTTTCAGGAACTGGTAAAGGAAGGGAACGAAATAAATGATGGAAACTACTTCAATAATAAAGTAGTCATTATTGACGAAGTTCATAATTTCGTCAGTCTAATTGTTAATAAACTAAAAAATCCCGATTCTTTATCAATGCAACTGTATGAAAGTCTACTTGATGCTGAAAATTGCAGAATTATATTTTTAACCGGTACACCTATTATCAATTATCCAAATGAAATTGGTATATTTTATAATATTTTACGTGGTTACATAAAAACATATAAATTCAAATTGGATACTTCGGAATGTTCAGAGAGAAAAATAGACGAAAATTTTATTAAAACATTGTTAAAAAAAAATCCATATGATTATATTGAATATAGTTCAAAAAATGTCGAATTAAAAATTACATCAAATCCATTCAAATTCACAAATGTTCATGCCGCTGACTATGTGGGTGTTAAAAATGAAGGTAAAGATGGGTCTTTCATGGAAATATCAAAGGATTTCATAGAAGGTATAATTCAATCCCTTTTAAAGAGAAATATTAAAATAAAAAATCCAACTGAACCACCCACCAAATACAAATGTTTGCCCGACGATTTAAAAGAGTTTAACAACTTATTTATTAATACTGAAACAAAGACTATGAAAAATGTTGAAATGTTTCAAAGAAGAATTATGGGATTAACTTCTTTTTATAAAAGTGCAAGTGAAACATTGTTACCCAAATTTAACAAAATTACAGATATTATTGATTATCGTATACCAATGAGTAGCTACCAAATAACAGTTTATGAACAAGCAAGAAGTATTGAACGTAAGGAAGCCGCAAACAATGCAAAAAAAATGAAGAGTGGATTGTATGAAGATTCAACATCTTCATACCGAAATCTATCGAGAACTGCTTGTAACTTTGTTTTTCCAGAAAATATAATAAAACCAGTAACGGTTAAAAAAAAGACTGATAAAGGCGAAAAAACTGATGAATCAAGTGCAAATGAAACAAAAGAAACAAAAGAAACAAAAGAAACAAAAGAAACAAAAGAAACAAAAGAAACAATTTCAGAAGATGAACAATTTGACCCAGAAACAGGTGAAAAGGTGCGTAAAAAAGTTGAAAATATAGATACCATAAACTTGGCATTGGACCAATTATCACGTGCAGAAAATAATGGACAATCAATCCTTTTCGGTGATAATTTGATACAATATTCACCAAAATTCCATAAAATTCTGGAAAATGTTACGAATGAAGAAAATGTTGGTTTACATTTATTATATTCCTGTTTTAAAGAAGTAGAAGGAATCGCTATTTTAAAATTAGTATTTGAAGCAAATGGTTTTGTACAATTCAAACTTACTAAAAAAGGTACCCAAGGGTATCAAATAAACGAAGAAGAATTAAAACAAAAAAAATCATTCGCTTTATATACTGGTGATGAATCGACTGCGGAAAAAGAGTTGATTCGTTTAATTTTTAACAGTGAGTGGGACAAAATAAAGGATGAAAATTTACGAAGACAGCTTAAAAATGTTTATAAAAATAATTTTCATGGTGATATTATGAAATGTCTAATGATTACTAGTTCGGGTGCCGAAGGTATTACTTTAAAAAACACAAGGTTTGTTCACATTATTGAACCTTACTGGCACCCGGTAAGACAACAACAAGTTATTGGTAGAGCTGTGCGTATCTGTAGTCACGATGATTTGGATGATAATTTAAAAAATGTAAAAGTATTTAAATATATTATGACTTTTACAAATGAACAATTATATGGTGATTTAAAATCCGACGACCCCAAAAAAAGAATCCCAAAAGTATCTAAAGAATTAATGCAAAAAGATTTTAGTAAATACACTGCTAAAAAAACAATAATTACAACCGATGAAGCATTGGATGAAATTTCAAACATAAAGGAAACAATTAATAAAAATATCCTCGATGCAATTAAGTTCTCGGCAATAGATTGTAAAGTTCATAATAAACCAAACTCAAAAGAATTCAAACAATGTTTCACTTTTAACGCACCATCCATTGAAAGATATCTATATAAACCTTCTTATAAAAACGATGAAACTGATAAAAATATACAAACAAATAAAGAGAAAATTAATTGGATACCTGAAAGAATATCATTTCAAGGTAAAAAATTCATATTCCAACGATTAAAACCCGAGAAACCATTAGGAATTTTATACGATTATGAACTATTTATAGGTGCCGATGAAAACCCTAATGCTTTGGTTAAATATGGTGAACTTAAAAGAGACCCTAATAATAAAAGGAAATTATTATTAATAAGAGAATAATTAAGAATAATTACGAATATTTTTTACATTTTATCAAACTTTTCCAATATTTTTATTTGATTATTCATAATATCAAATAAATATGTCTCCAATTTATCAATTCGTTGATTTATATCAACAACGTCTGTTTGATTCCTAGCCGCCTTAATATCACTATCTTTCGATTTTATTCTCATATTACCATAAAAGGTATCCAAATTTACATCTTTTTTAACTAAATTCTCTCTCCTTTCTACTTCCTTTATAACATCATTTTGCATATTTATTTCATTCTCTTTTTTTTTAATATCTTTATTCATACCATCATTCATCAAACTGAAATATTCATCCATTGGATTGCTATTAGTATTGCTGTTGGAATTTATTTTAAATTTTACTTTTTTCGCACTCTTTATAGCACTCTTTTTCGCGCTCTTTACTTCAGTTGGTTTTACATCTAAATTTACATCTTCGTGAATATTTAATTTTGGCACACCTCCACTGTTTAGCCACTTAATACTGTCATTTGTATCGTATCGTTTTGTTATATTATTTAATTCCGCATCACGATTCTCCATTTTTTGTGACAAAGCATTGTCCATATTACCAATTGGTTCATCCGTATTTTCTGAAAAATCTATTTCACCTGGTTTCTTATTATTCATTAGTTTTTTAAAATTAGTTTCATGTTCTTCATACCTTTTACCTATTTGTAAAGATTTTACAATATTTGTATTTCCGAATTTTTCGTAATCTCTAAACATAACCAGCTTTGCATCTTGTGAAGTTTTTGTCAAAAAATCGAAACATACAGATATAATTAATTTATTAATTTCACTCAATCCATTATAATCGAAACGCTTCGAATGAAAATTTTTACATTGGTTCTCAAAAAATTGTCTAAATTGATTTACGTCTTGAATTTTCAAATCATTCTCATCCACCATCCCATTTAATACTTCCCATAATATTTGTTTATTGCTTTCAGATATTACAGACATTCTAATATAAAATAATAAAAAATTTTATTTATTATTTTATTTATTATATGTTAAAATATTTATTATATGTTAAAATATTTCTTTCTCAATTTCTCCATTTGAATATCATTTATTTTTTTGTTAAATCTACTAAATTTGACATCTTGTAACATTTGCATTATAAAATACAAACAATATACACCACATTCACTATTACCAAATTGGTGTCTTTTTTTATTTGAAAGAAATTTATATTTTTTCCCCATAAGATTCGATTGGTTTTGAATTTCCCTCGCCAATTTTCTTATATTTGTCGGGCATTTATCACCATAACTATCAAAATAATATATCTCTTTTTTATTGCTATCTACAAACAACGCAACCCAATGTGAACCCGATTTATAATGTGGGTCCAAATTAAAAATAACAGCAATCTTCTTCTTACCATTGCTGATTTCTTTGCGTAAGTCAAATTTACACAAATCTTCCCACACGCATTCACCATATGCCTTTTGCGTATCATAATCTATTGGTGACGGACCTATAAATTCAAAACATTTATAGGCTGATTCATACTGTTTCATAAAATGTACTATATCTAAACTACTTAACCATTCATTCTTATTTCGCTTCCAAGATTCTGGTGCTTGTGGTGAAAATAGATTTTTCGCTTTATCTTTTTCAATCGCAGTTTTAAATAAATTATCTTTTATCCAACAGGCTTCTTTATCGCATGTATTTTTCATATAATAACCCAATTTTTCCCATATTTTTTTTAAATCATTCGTTAATATTTTTGAATCTGGGTGCCTTTGATTCCATACGTTTTTCATTTTAAATAATACTTC